CTGGCCGCGACGTCGGTGATGCTGCCGTTGCTGAGCCCGAAGTAGCCGCCGCGGTATGAGGCGTCTGTGATGGGCCCGGTGGTCCAGGCAGCGTTGCCGAGCCGGCGGGCTTCGATCGTGGTGGGGGTGACGTCGATCTGGATGGTCATGGACTGTCCGGCGACGGGTGCGTCGGTGGCGATGTCCGTGGCCCCGAGCTGGATGCCGCCGGTCTGGGTGGTGACGTGCCGGTACAGGCGCAGGATCCCGTTGTGGCGGAGGATGAGGTGGTAGCCGTTGCTCGGGTTCAGCGTGTTGAACTCGTAGGGGTCGTCGGTTGCCTTCCCCAGGTAGAGGCCGCCGTGGACCGCAAGGTCCGCCGAGTTAATCTGGTCGTACTTCATCTCGATCTGGATGCGGTATCCGCCGGCCCCGGGGACGATTGGGCAGTACCGGCCGAGCCCGTAAGTGCCCCGGGACCGGTTGATGGACACCCACCCGCCGGTCTCGGAGAACTTGAGCGCCGAGTCGGTGTTGTAGTCGGTCTGCGGGGTGCCACCGGATTCCTTGACCTGCTGGTCCCATCGGGATGCGGTGGCCTGTGCGGTGGTGCCGCGCACGTACACCGGGTCCGACGACATGAGCCCGACCACCCCGTCGGCCTCCAGGGCGGCCCGCTGTGACCGGCGGTACACCGGCCAGCTGAAGACTGGCTTGCCGCGGGCGACGATCTCCTTGCGGCGGGTGGACGACATGGACGTGGAGACGCCCCAGTAGTCGACCTGGGCGTCCTTGCCGTCGAGGACCGCGTTACTGGACCCGTCATCGACGTAGCACCAGGTCCGGTACCCCTGCTGCTTGGGCCAGGTGAAGCTGGTGCCCACATGAGCCTTCCAGATCACCGACTGGTTCGCGTGCGGGTACGACGTGGCCAGGAGGTTCTGGAGAGGGACGACGGCGTCGTTACCCTTGGGCTCGACGAAGAGCACGACCTTCCCGAGGTATTTGTCGAGCATCCGCCGGAGCGGCACCATCGGCTGATCCGTCCAGCCCTGCCCAAGCATCAACCTGCCGTTCGTGAGGACCCTGTTGGCGACTCCAGTGGACGGGTACGTGTTCAGCGCTCCCGTGCTGTAGGTCGTCCGGTCGAGCGTCAGGTCGTGGAGGCACCACAGCTGCCCCTCGCTGTCGACGTTGACGGACAGCTCCATGGCCTGGATGCCGTGGGCGATCGCATAGTCGTAGGCGGCTTCGGTGTGCTCCGGTGCGACCATGCCTGCGCCCCTGTGTCCGAAGACTTTCGTTCCGGTCTGGGCCATGAAGGCGTCGACCGTGAGCAGGGCCTTGGGGAGGTAGAGGCCAGCAGCCGCCAGCGCTGCGGCCGAAACTGCCGCCGACTGGGCGTTGCCTGCCTTCGTGGCCGCGTCCTGTGCTGCCGAGATGATCGCAGCGTCTCTGGCGGTAGCGGCCTTGGTGGCGGCATCGGAAGATGCAGCGTTGACTGCTGCTGTGAGCGCGGCTCCGGCTGAGCCGGCCGGGTCGTAGGCGGCATCAGCCCGCTGAACTTCGGCGGCCAGGCCTTCGCTGACTGCTTCGTCGGCGTATTCGTTGGCCGCGGTGATGTCGCCGGGTGGGCCGACGAGGCTGGCAAGGAAGTCCGCTTCGTCGCCGTCGTTGCCTGCCCGCCGCCATGCGTCGTAGGCGGACTCCCCCGGGACGGCGAGATACTGGGCGAGGTCGGGGGCGAGCTGCTGAACAGCGCCGAGGTCGACCTCTTCCGCGTCGACGTCCACGGCGAAGTAGAAGTGGCGGGGCTGCTGGCCGTCGACCTGCTCGATGCCGAGCCACGCCCACACCGCCGGGTTGGCGCCGTCGACGTTGGTGGGGAGCAGGCGCACCTGATCGCCGGTCCCGTTGTCGAGCTGCCCGTCGACAAACCGGTAGGTGCCGCCACCGGTGAACACACCCTCGTGCCCGGGGATGCGGATCGCGGGCACGGTCGGCATCAGCTGGAGGGTGCCCTCCCCCGGGCCGCCGTCAGCCGGGGAGGTGATGCTGTAGCGGACAGGGACGGACGGTACGCCCTCGGGGAACGGCATCTCAGACTCCTGTCCTGTTGTACTCGTCGACGAGAGGGTGGACCGGTTCGGGTTCGATGTTGGCGCGGTTCATTTGTCCGGCCCACCGGTCGACGGTCCAGGAGAACGCGCGCAGAAGTGCTTCGAGCCGGGCTTGCTTGCCGCGGAGCTGCCCGTTTTCCTCGTCGACCCTGGCGACTGTTGCTTGCAGTACCGCGAAGTCTTGGGCCTTGGCCTGGGGGGCTGCGTTGAGGCGGGCGATAGCTTCGTCTGCCGCCGCGGTGACCCTCTGGGCGCGGACTGTCGCCCTGGCCATGAAGATTCCGCCCCCGCCGAAGATGCCTAGAGCGGCGCTCGCCAGCGTCACAACCTCCGTGCTGTTCACGGGGCCTTGCCTTTCCGGGCCTGCCGCGGGAGTGGAGGGACGGAGTGTTCCGGCACCGTGGCGGCCCACATGATGACCCCGACGTGACTCGTCAGGTACCAGAGCGCGACGGTGGTTCCGCGCGCGTATTCGCCGGTGAGGGCGGCGTATCCGTAGGCGAGTGCCCATACGGAGGGTGGTGCGAGGGCTGCAAGGAAGCCGAGGAAGTCTCGGCCGATGCGGAGGAATGCGCAGCTGATGCAGGCGAGCCCGGCGATGATCCAGAGCCAGGCCCATGCGGCGAGGCTGCAGCGATCGGTGAGGAGTTGCAGTCCAGGGGCGGTCGTCACTGGTGTGACGATGAAGCCGACACCCCAGAAGACCTTCCCGACGCCGAAGATGAGGAGGATTTGCCCGCGGCGGCCCAGCCGTTTACGGAGCCGCCGGGCCGCCTGCCGCATCAGCCGGCCGCCGGGGTCTTCGCCCCGATTTCCTGCGCTCGGGCCGAGACGCCGGTGGGCTTCCACAGGCCGAAGTGGGTGAGGACGCCGGTGGCGAAGCTGACGACCCACAGGACGACCGCGGAGCCGACCTGGTAGTCGTCGCCGGGGTTGGCGAGTTCGACGAGGAACCCGTTCAGTGCGGTGAGGGCGAGGAGGAGGACGGCCTTGGTGCCGGCGCTGGTGACGCGGGTGGTGACGAGGCCGACGAGGACCGGGAGGACCACGCCGATGGCGAGGCCGAGCCAGTACGCGGTGTCGAGGTTGGGCTGCATGACGATTCCTTCAGGGTCGGGGTGGGTTAGGTGTTGGGGACCTGGAGCTTGTCCCAGGTGGTCTTGCCGGGCGGCCACTTGGCGGCGGTGCCGCTGTAGCCGCACTTCCGCTGCCAGGCTTCGTAGGAATCGACATCGGCTTGGCCGAGTTCGGGGCCGGGGCCGACCTTGTACTTGCCGCAGCCGACGGCGACGAGGCGCTTCCCCATGGCGGTGAAGATCGGGGATCTCTTGCCAAGGGCGGGCCGGCTGCCGTTGAGAAAGAAGCTGGCCCCGGGGTAGGGCTCGTACTTCGCGGTGGGGGGCTTCGTGCCGGAGTCCGGCTTGCTGCTCGTGGGGACCTTGAGCTTCTGGCCGATGCTGATGGTGTTGGGGTTCTTGAGCCCGTTCAGCTTCGCCAGGTTGTCCACTGTGGTCTTGTGGGCGGTCGCGATGCTGGTGAGGGTGTCGCCCTTCTTCACGGTGTACGTGCCGCTCGACGCGGGGGGCTTGGTGCCGGACTCGTCGCTGCCGCCCGGGCGGGGTGCGCCCTTCTTGACCCAGGCGTAGAGGGGGCCGCCGGGGCAGGCGGTGGCGTATCCGTCGCGGTGCCCCTTGATCTCGTTGCCCGCTCCGTTGCCGCGGAGGAGGTCGATGCCGTCGCGGATCGCGGAGAGCATGGCATCCGGCGGCTCGGTGAGGCCGCTGCTGCCGACTAGTCCGACGATGGCGTAGTGGGCGATGTTGAGCGCCTGGTTGCCGTTTGCTCCGGTGCGCTTCCGGAGGCCGCGCCCCTCCAGCAGGTAGCCGTGCGGGCAGGCGGCGTAGTTGTAGGCGACGTCGCTGTAGCCCTCGACCTTGTTCGCGAGGTGGCTGCGGCGGATGTCCTTCCACAGGGCGAGGCACTCGCCGTGGTCGCCGAGGAGCTTCACGCTGACGGGCGACCCGAGGTAGTGGACCTTGACGCCCTTGGCAGTGGATTGGGACGGGGCGGCGGAGGTGGGCCATCCGAGTTGGGCTCTGGTGACGAGCTTCATGGGTGTCTCCTGCGGGGTGGCGGGGTACTGGCCCGCATCGACCGTTGGCCTTTGAATCATAGGCTTTTGAATCGCATATGCCTACGATTCCAAGGTTCAGGGGTTATGCTTCCCTCGGGTCGCCGCTTCACCGGTCCACCCAGCGGCGGGCTCCTTCTGGCAAGGGGCGAGCCCGCCGCCACCCTTGCCAACACCCTTGCCAGGGAGTCACCCATGACTGACCCAGCCCCCGCCGAAAAATCTCGCCCAGAGCTGACCGTCCTCGACATCAAGAGGACGCCACGCGGCGAGGCCGAGCACATCACCGTCTCGCTGGAGGATTCGACCCGTCCGGGCCTTCAAGTCCGGTTCGACTACGCGCTCATCGTCCGCCAGCTGAATGGACCGGTGGGCATCCACGTCGAGGGCGCGGCCGGGCAGGATGGGACGCTTCCCCGACTTGGTGTGGCGATACTGCGTGATCTGCCGATCGCACGCTGGGAGCGCGTAGCCCGCCTGGCGGCGACTGTGGGCCCCCTTGACGGCCTTACCTACTCGCACAACGTGAAAGCGGACGCCGAGCGGCTTGTTCGCTCCCTACACCCTGGAGTCGACCCGCGTTCAGGTAAAGCCGGGGCTCGCCGGTGGCGACGACTGACCAAGCTGGCCGAGGTGTCCTTGGCCTACTACCGGGCTCAGATGTCAGGCGTGCATCGGTACGCAGAAGCGGTTGCCGAGGAGCGGGATGTAGCTCCTGCGACCGTGCGGAGCTGGATCTTTCAGGCGCAGCGCGAAGGCATCACGACAGAAATCGTGTGGGCCTTCCTGTCCGCCCCCGCCCAGGCGGCCTCCAATGCCTGAGCGGATCATTGGCCCCGCTGGGAGCGTTGCCGCCAAGAACGTGCGGCGCATCCGCGAATTGCGCGGCCTTACCAAGAAGGCGCTCGCGGAACGAACCGGCGCTGCCGGGTGTCCCATCCCGCCACTCGGAATCTCGCGCATCGAAAAGGGTGAGCGGCGTATCGACGTCGACGACCTTCTCGCACTGGCGCAGGCTCTCCAGGTTCCCTACGCACAACTGGTCGAGCCCCCGCCGCCGTGCACGTCCTGCCACGGGGCCCCACCCATCGGCTTCATGCCTCGCCTGCGGGGCCACTGCTGAAGGAGAGACAGGTGTCTGAGCCCGATCTCATCACCAAGGACGACTACGCGCGCGTCGCGGACGTGAGCCCCCGCACGATCGATCGCTGGGCCAAGCGAGGCATCGGCCCACAGCCCAGACGTCTGGGCCCTAGGCTCCTGCGCTACAACCGAGCGGAAGTCCTCGCCTACGTCGGCGGTTCGGGCGCAAGCCCTCTGGCCCTGGGAGACGCCGTCTTCGAGGCGGGCACAGTCGCCGGAGGCCAGATACTCGACGGCATCAAGCGGAAGCTGGAGTCACGGGCGGCGACCTCCACCCGCCTCCCCCACGTGGTGATCCGGAACGCCGACGAACTGCGCCTCGCCAGCGGGGACACCACCGTTGTCACCGGCGGCCCCGACAGCACGCTCCTCATCGACGGCATCAAGTACGCCATATCCAACGAGGACCCCGTCGTCATCCGCCCCCACGGCCCCGGCATCGACGGCGGCACGATCACCCTCACCCTCATCTGCGGCAGCATCCTCGGAGAGAACGAGCCCGAGCAGGAGGCCCCCGATGCCTGACGTTCAGGGCCACTGCCCGGCGTGTGGTGCTGCCAGCCTGTTCCTCGGTGAGGGCGGGCACGTCACCTGCGCCCGCATCGAATGCCCCAACCCATGCGCCGCCGACGACCTGCTGCACGGGGGCGAAGCAGCGCTCGTGCAGGCCCTGGGCGGGGACCGAACCGCGCGGCTCATCGCCTACAACCTGCACTGCCACGGGCACTCCCTCGCCGACGTGCGCCGCATGACCGACGACGAGTTCCGGGCCGTGCCCGGCATCGGAGACACATCCCTCGCGACCATCAGGCGGGCGTTCCCGGAGTGCACCACCGGAAGCGACGCGCGCCAGCAGCCGCCCGTTGTCGCGACTGCACGCGTTGCCCTCGATGTTGCCGTGACGGCAGCTGACTACGCCCTCGCGCGCGCGTCGGCCAAGCCGTCCGCCGCACGCGACCTGGCAAAGCTTCGGCGACACGCGGCGAGAGTCACGCAGAAGACCGACGCAACCGTCACCGTGGCCCCCTACGGCGAGGGGTACCAGGTCACCATCACCCGGGCAGGCGGTAAGACCCGCCATGGCGGATACGGCTTCGAGGCCGTCCAGGGCATGCTCCTTGGCGTCATGGCAGCCGCGGACTACCGCCAGAAGCAAACTCCCCCAACCGAGGAGGCTCCGGATGCCTGAGCCGACCGACCCCATGACCGAGCTGGCCGCCGCAGCCGTGCAACTCCACGAAATGCACCAGGCGTATATCGAAGCTGGGTTCACCGAGCAGCAAGCGCTCGAACTGGTGAAGGCCGTCATCGTCGCCAGCATCGGAGGCGGGACGTGAGCCCGAAGAAGCTGGGGGCATGGGACGTCACGCCCAGACTGCACAAGCGGATCACTTACGAGATTGGGCTCCGCGAGCAGACCGCCCGTAGCCACCAGCAGGCCTGCGGAACGTGGGAGTACGACAACTGCGTGCGCGAAGTTCGAGACCAGCTCAACTCAGGAACCGTGGCCACGGTCTACCGCAACGGAACGGGCGACTTCCTGGCCCTCAACGATCCCGACGACGCCCTCCGCCGCTGCGCCGCCGACCGGAAGATCCTCGCGGCGCACCCGTACACCACCCAAGTCATCAACCCCGGCTACGGGCCGCGCAGCGCCGGGTTCGGGTGCGAGACCTGCCACGACTGGGACGGCGTCCCCGAAGGGCGAGGCAACTGCCCCACCATCCTCGCCCTCGCCGAAGCCTACGGACTCGACGACGAAGACAACGCCGACGTGGAGGTCATCCGTGGCTAACCTCGCCTGCCAGTTCCGCGTCTCCACCCGTGCCGCAGGGCCCCTCCGCCGCGTCGCGGTCCAGGTCTATGAAGACTTGGCGGAGCTTCGCGATGCGGCGACCCGGTACGTCGGTGCAGAGCCGCTCCATTTCGCGGAGGCGCTCGGCGTCTGCCACGCCTACACCGACGGCGGAACCACCGCCGCCCTCATCCGGCTCTGGAGACACCGCCTCGGTACCAGCATCGTCGTCCACGAAGTCACCCACGCCGCCATGGGCATCTACCGCACCGACTGGCAACCCGACCACGGCCACCCGAACGACAACCTCGACAACGAAGAGGTCCTCGCCTACCTCGTCGGCAACCTCACCAGCCGCATAGTCGACCGCCTCCACCACCACGGGATGTACCCATGAGCAGCACCTACTACGTCCTGTGCGTGTCCCACGACCCGGCCACCCAGAGCACCGAGCATCACACCCCCGGGGACGCAGCCGACACCATCAAGACCGGAAGCGCCCTCCACCCCGGGTGCGACCTCGTCATCGAGCGGGTATCCGGCGGGCCGATCGAGATCGGCTGCCCGCCGGCTAGCTCCCGCGACGCAGGGCCTCGCTGCCACCACCGGGACGTGGAGTGGATGGAGGTCGAGTGGCTGCGGCTTCTGTCCCGGGCGTACACCTCGACCGACCCCAAGGTCGCCGACGCAGTACGCCAGGGGCGTTTCACCTGCTGGCCCCAAGAGCGCCTCCATCGGCTCCGAGGATCACTCGGCATCGAAGACGAAGCGAGGGAACGCCCGTGAGCTACCGCCTGGGAGATCCCATTCAGTCGGCCATCCGCTGCCCCAAGCTTGACTGCCAACGCCTCCTGATCAACGGGCAGGCATGCGGCTGCACCTGGCGCGAGGAACCTGACCCGGACCCGCTCGTAGGGCGACTCGTCGCCCTCACGGATCCGGACACCGTCGGAGTCCTCGCAGCAGGCAAGGTCACCGGCATGGACCGCGCCGACGACGGCATGACGCTCACCATCGCTCAGTACGACGCTGATTAGGCCGCTCGCCCCACAACCACGCCCAGCTCCTGCCCGTGGGCGGCCTGGAACTGGTCCGGCGTCCACGCCCGGCCCGCCGCGAGGAATACCGGATCCACCCGGGTGCCACCCACCGCCCCCTCGTCGGCGACCAGCACCCACCCCACCACCGGGCCGCCACCAGGCACCCCGGCCGTGTCCGTGCCTGGCGGGGCAGTCACCTCGACCCGCAACCCGTCGAATGCCGGAACCATACCCAGCACGCCACCCGGCTCGACCTGCCCCGCCTCAACCACGATCGGCATGCCACTCCTCACGTCATCAGCAGAGGCAGAAGCTTGCTGGCCACGTAGGCATGCCCAGCATCCGACAGGTGCACCAGATCCGAAGACCCCGCCGCCCCCGGGTTCGCCTGATCACCCCAGTAACCCAACCCCTGCCAGTACGCGTAGTTGTTCTGACCCATCGGCCACAGGTTCACGAGCGCAGCCCCGTACTCCTCGGCGATGCCCCGCATCCGAGCCCCGTACTGGGAGTAGATCGTGCCCGCGAAGTTGCCCCGATGCTGCATCACCAGGAGGAGATCGGTGGCCCCGGTGCCCGTGCCCTTGATGGTGTTCAGCGTCGAGTACACGTTCGCCGCCCACGCATCCAAGGTCACGTTCTGGTTCGCATCGTTCAGCCCCAGAGCGTAGATCACCAGGTCGGCAGGCTGCGACGTACCACCGTGCCACAGTGTGTTCCCGGTGCCCGCCACGAAGTAATGCGACGTCTGCGCCCCCGACCGGCCAGCGTTGTCGACGATGACACCCGTGTCCCGCTCCCCCGCCACACCGATCAGCTGGAGGCGAGAACCCCCCGACCCGTTGTACGAGATCACCACCGTGTGCGTCCCAGCCGACAGCCCCGTGACAGTCTGGGTGCGTACCGACGCCGAACTCAGCCCCGGGTCCGCCACCGCCACCGCAGCAGCCCCATCGATGCTGTACGTGTAGCCGGCGTTCGGGGTGTTGACCCCCGCCAGGGTGTAGATCTTCAGCGTGGAGCCGCGCACCGTGAACGTCGCCGTCGCCGCGGCCGTGGCGTAGATGCTGCTGATGCCCGGCCCGTACCAGAGAACCGTGTCGGTCCAGGTGCCCGTCGTGGTGGCGATGGACCCGTTGGCCTGCCACGCAGCGATCGCTTCCGGCTTGGCCCCGATGATCGCCGGTGTGCGGTTCACGGAGAACAGACCCGACCCGCCGTCCCCGTAGGCCGACTGAAGTGCCGTCCGGAGGATCCCGACGTAGTTCTTCGTGACGAGGTCGGAGCAGTAGTAGCCCTTCGTCACCGAGTCGCCCACCGCAATGATCCGGGCCTTGCCCGACTCTGCGGCGTCACGCTTCGCCCGCCAGAACTTCCCCCACCCGTCCGGCACATACACACCCAGCTCCCCCGCCGAACGCGGCCGGGCAATGCGGGCAGCAACCGTCGTTGCCCCCCGCGCCGTGGTAATCGACGAACCCAGGCGCACCGTTCCGTTCGTCCCGTCATCAAACAGGCCGGCGGACGCGGCGTGCAGGTAGGCGTCGTCCAGGAGCACCGTCGACGCCCCCGACAGGCGCACCCCGTACTGGGGGCTGTTCGTCGACCCGCCACCATCGTCCACACCCGGGTAGCACGTCACCCCGTTCACCGTCACCGGCACCGTCGCCCCCACCACTGCCAAGCCGGCGAACCCGCTGCCACCAGTGCCGCCGTTGCGGCCGTCGCGGCGCGTCATGAGCCCGGTGATGAGGATGGGGGTGTTGCCGGTGGCGTCCACGAACACCCCGTGCTGCCCGTTGCGGTCGGTGGAGCAGCCGGTCATCTGCATGCCGCCGGAGCCCTGCCAGTCGCCCCACGCCCCGGTGATGCGGTAGCCGTGGGATCCGTTCCATTCGGTGCGGCATGCAAGAAGTTGGGCGTTGGTGCAGTTGGTGAGGACGATGCCCTGCGCCCAGCAGCCGATGACCTGGACGTCGTCCAACGTGATGTCGGTGTTGCCGTTGATGAGGAGCCCGTTGGCGTGGCAGTTGTCGACCATGACGTGCCGGAGCCGCCAGGAGAACGGGAACACCCCGTCGGTTCTGCTCGCGGTGACGATGCCGTTGTTCGGCATCTGCCGGATGCACACGTCGTCGAGGACCACGTTCTGCACGTTGCCCTTGGCGAAGATCCCGTCGATGCTGCTGCCGGTCAGCTGCGACCCGTCGATCATCAGGTTCCGCAGGCGCTGCTCCCCGTTGATATCCGGATGGGCGCCGTCGTCGTCGCCGATGATCTGGATGACGCAGTCGCCGTCGAAGGCCGGGGCGGGCTGGATCCAGCACGCCGAGTCCTCATCAGTCATGCCAGGGCCGACCATCAGATTCGAGTGAGACCCCAGCAAGGTGATACCCATCGGCAGGTCGAGGGTCTCGGTGATCCGGTACACGCCGGCCGGGAAGTACACGACTCCGCCAACCGGGCAGGCGGCGATCGCCGCGAGGATCGCCGGGGTGTCGTCCGCAGCCCCGTCGCCCACCGCGCCGTGCGCTGCGACCGTCTGCCAGTCCAGCGCCCCCGACACCTGGCTCGGATTGATGCGGCCCCCGGAGTCCAAGGACGGCCACCCACCGGGCTGGTCGCGCTCCGCCAGGTGCTCCTGGAGTATCTGCCCGAGATCGACGGCCGCGGCGGCGTACCGGCGCCCGTAGCCGAAGTCCATGAACACGTTGGTGACCCCGTCGGGCCCGTAGAACGCGACCGCGCCATCGCCATCGGCGGTGACGGTAGTGATGGGTGTGCCGTCGAGGTCGGTCAGGTCGGTGAGCTGGGTGCCACCGGTCGCAGCGGTCCACACGGCACCGGTGGCACCGGGGCGGACGAGGAGCTGATTTCCGACGCGCTCCATGGCGTAGTCGGATGTGGATCCCCCGAAGAGTCGACGAGGCATGTGGTGTTCCTTTCGGGGGTCAGGCGAGCCAGTAGGAGCCGTCGATGGTCAAGATGTCGCCGGTGCGGATGTTCCACGGCTTGTTCGTGTACACGCTGAAGGCGTTTGGAGTAGCCGTGGAGGAGAGGCTGTTGCTCATGGCGTACCGCAGGCGGGCGATCTTCGTGGTGGACGAGGTGGGGTAGATGACCGCTTGGCCGATGCCGCCGCCTTCGTCGTTGTTGCTGGTGTAAGCCCAGTTGAGGATGGCCCGGTGGTTGTAGGCGGCCGGGTAGCCGGGCGGCAGCGACACCATGATCGGCTCGGTGGATGCGGGAGGGTTCGCCGACGGAATCACGTGGATCACCAGGTCGACGCGCTTACCACGCACGGTGTACCGGCCGATGTTGGTAGCCGCTGTTCCCCAGTGGAAGTTGCTGCCGCCGACGCTCCACTGCGGGGTGTAGTAGTCCTCCTCGACACCGGGCGACATCAGCCACTGCCAGCTGGCCCCGTCGCCGACGTAGAGCTTGGTGCCCTCGACGAGGAGCTGCCCCTTCACGCTGGGCCGGCGGGCACCGGGAATGCCGGGGACCGCGCCACGGTCGGTGAACCAGCGCCGGTCGAGGACGTTCACTGCGGTCACAACGGAGGATCCCGCTGCGACGGTGCACTGAGCGAGCGGGATCTCGTAGACGCCTTCTTCGTCGGCGGCGAGCGTCGGGGCGCTGGTGCCGCCGGTCTTGTAGAAGGCACGGACGGTCTTGGCGCTCATGGAGGCACGCAGGATGACCATGTCGACGCGGGCTGCCGACCCGGCGTTGGCTGTGACCGGGATTGTCTTCGTGGCGTCGTTCTTGTAGTAGAACCCGTTCACGAAGGCCTCGCCGACGGCGAGGGTGACGTTGCCAGACCCATTGCCGGTGACCTTCAGGGCGGTGTCGGCGGGGTCGGAGGCATGAACACCGTCGAGCCCCCACCGTCGAGCCTGCCGAGACCACTGGGACTGGGTGGCGATCGGGGAGCCGTCGAACGGCGCGGAGAACTCAGCCATCTCAGGCCGCCTTCCGGGTCTTGACTCTGCCCAGATCTCGTTTGAGCTGGGCGAGGAACTTGTAGATGCGGGCGACCGTGCCGTCGCCGTCACTGGAGCCGACGGCGGCCTTCACTGTGGTTCCTTCTCCGGCGGTGCAGGTGAGGGTGACTTCGCGGACGATGTCGGCCATCCACGAGTCGCGGACCATCGCGGACACGGTGTCGCCGACCTGGTAGTCGCGCCCGTAGCGGAGCTGCGGGATGTCGATGGGGCTGATCGCCAGCGAGCCCTGCCCGGCACCCGAGGTGAGGGCTTCCTCGGCGACCTGGTCCATCTGTGCGGCCAGGTCGACGGACGCGGTGTCCACAGAGGTCAGGTCGACGAACTGCTCGATGATCAGCCCAGGGAAGAGTGGGTCGACTCGGTCGTAGGTCTTGCACTGGCGGGGCGAGGACTGCCCGCCGGCGACGACGACCGCGCGGGTGCAGGTGGGTGGTGTGGTGGTGTAGTTGGCGTCGGTGAGGTTGCCCAGCCGGAACGCGAACCGGGCGGTGCCGGACCGGTCGGTGGGTTCGTACACCTGGAACTGGAGGCCGCTGCCAACCTGGACGACGCGAAACCCGAGCCCGGCGGCGTTGGCGATGTCGGTGAGGACGGCGAGGAGGCTGTCGAACTGGTTGAGCTGCCGGGTGATCGTCGGCCCGCGGTTGCCGTTGGTGGCGAGGGTGAGGAGCGGGTTCTTGCGGGCGGCCAAGGCGCCGGGCCCGGCGTTCAGGTTGACGAGGGTCCGCATGGCCGTTTCCGCCACCACCGCACTGATCTTGTAGACGGCGTCTGCCTGCGACCCGATGGCGCTGCCGGGAGCAGGCCAACAGGTGTAGCGGGCCAGCACCTCCGTGTCGGACACCCCGCCGACGGTCAGCTTCCCCTCGCCGGAGTCGTCCTTGGAGCGGGACCAGTCGACGGTGCGGATCGGCCCGGAGTCGACCAGCGTGCCGTCAGCGGTGCGGATGATGAGCCCGTTGCCCTCGGCCAGCAGGTTGGTCTTTCCGGAGTCGGCTGAGATCTCCAGGACGAAGGACCCGATGGCGTTGTAGCGGGGTATGACGGTGAGGCTGGTGTAGTCGTCGATCTGCCCGATGCGCTCCAGGGCGGCGTTGCGGACGTACACGCGAAGTGCGGTGCTGGGCACGGTGGTCCTCCTCTCAGGCGGCCAGGTAGCGGGGCTGGTACGCCATGCGGACAGAGGTGGCCGATGTGGATCCGGCCACGGTGAGGGTGAGCTCGTTGACGCCCGTTTCCAGGGGCCACAAGGCTGAGGCGTTGGACAGGTTCGGCCACAGGTTCGTGATCCCGTTGAGGAGGGCCGTCTGGCGGCGTTCCCGGGTGTCGATGACGATCGTGTCCGCGCCGGTGATCGTGCGGGTGAGGACGAGGGTCTGCCCGGTCGTGGTGTTGGTGAGGGTGACCGACGTGGCCGGGCCCTTGATCGTCCACACGGGAAAGGCGTCGTCGTCGCCGTCGTTGTCGACGGTCACTGACCCCAGCACCTGGGAGTCGCCCACCACGAGCGGCAGAACCGGGAAGAAGTCGCCGCCCGTGCTGTTCTTCCACTCCGTGGTGACCTCTCCCCCAGTCCAGTAAGGAGACGGGGCAGCGAAGGTGATCACGCCGATGCACCAGCGTCGGCCCGCGGCGTCGAGGGACTCGTCGCCTTCCATGCCGTCCTGATAGCGGACCCCGATGCTGCGGGCGTCCCCGTCGGGCTGGGTGAGGGTCAGGGTGCCCTGCCCGCGCTTCGGGTTGAGAGAGCGGATGAAGGTGCGGCGGCGGGCCAGGTAGGCGGCTCTGCTGTCGTTGGCCCAGAACGCGATCGGGATGCTGATCGTTTTGCCCTGAGCGCGGATCTGGCGTACTTCGTAGCCGTCGATGCCGGGTGATTCGTCGGTGGCCATGGCGTAGTCGGGCATGTCGAGGCCCTTGATGCCGGGTTGCACCACCCAGCCGCGTTCCCAGTCCGTGAGGAGCGTCGTGGCACCGCCGGGGTCGGTGAAGGACACCAGGGGCATCTCGACGACGCGCTGCGGCCACTCCCACGGGGGCTGCTGCTCCTCGGGTGGGATCGATGAGGCGACCAGAATCGGCATCAGTTGGCTCCGCTCATGACCGGGCGGTGAAGCATGTCGTCCTGCGCCAGGGCATCGAGGATGCTGCGCTTCGAGGCGACCTCGGTGACCCGGGCGTTGTAGTTCAGGACCCGGTCGCCACTGGTGTTGTTGACCGAGCTGACCTCGGTGCGGGCAACGGTGGCCGCGGCAGTCGACCGAACGACGCGGGCCATGGATGCTGCCGCAGCGGCGGCCTGCGGGATGGTGTCGCGGACACCACGGACGAACCCGAGCCCCGTGAACCGGCCGAGGCCGGCGAGAACCTGAGACGGAGACTTGATCTTCAGTTCGACCTTGATGGTCTTCTGGATCTTCTTCGCCAGGTCGGCCATCGCCTTCACGATCGCCTTCTCCTGCGCCACCAGCCCCGTCAGGAAGCCCTTCCCTGCCATGGATCCGGCGTCGTACATGGCGTCCGCAGCGGCGCTGCCGTAAGCGGAGGTGGCCTTCCCGATCTGGACCTGGGTCGCGTTGATCGACTTCAGCTGGGCGTCGGTCGCCTTCACCAACGCCGCGGCGTAGGGCGCGCCCTGGTCGGGGCCGGCGGCGATGATCTGCCCGATGAGAGCCTTCGACAGGCCGCGCTTGCCCAGGATTTCCAAGTTCTTCGAGAACGCGTTGAGCTGCCCGAGGCGCACCTGAAGGCCGTTGAGGATGCCATCCGCGCCGAAGGGCAGCCCACTGTTCGGGAGGCTGGTCAGGGATGCGAAGCTGGCCGCGTTGGTAGTCGTCTCGGCGGCAAAAGCCTTGGCTTGGCTGATCTTTGCGGCGATGGTGTCGCGCTGCTTCGCCAGGGACTGCAGCGTCTTGTTCTGGGTGGTGAGCTGCCGGACCAGCTTGTCGTCGAGGGTGGTCTTCACGCCCTTGAAAGCGTTCTTCACCGCGGTGGCGACCTGGGTCATGGCCTTGTCGATCGCGGACGCCGTCCCAGCCAGAGCCTTGAGGAAGTTCGCCCCGACGCTGGCCGCGATGGGCCCGGTGTCGATGCTCTTCCCGCCCACCCGGATGACACCACCCGTGGCGTAGCCGGAGCCCCGCCGGAACCCGGTGCTGATCTGTACCCCGCCGACGATGCCGCCTAGGGCGTAACCACCGGGCCGGTTGTACGCCGACGACAGGCTGCCGTAACGGGACAGGGCGTAGCGCATGGAGGCGTAGATGTTCGCCATCGGGTCGACGCTGACCCCGTACAGCTTGGGCCCGGTCTTGCGGTACTTCCCGGCGTAGGCGTCGAACGTGGGCCGGATGACCTGCATCAGGCCGACGGACGGGGTGCCGTTGATCCAGTTGATGTCGTTGCGGTTGACCGCCTTGGGGTTACCGCCCGACTCCTGGTTCATGCGGCGCAGCGTCGTGTTCACCAGCGACAGGGACTGACCGACCTGTCCCAGCGCCTGGGTGACGACGCCACGGAACCGCTCCACCCCGGCACCGCCACTGCCGCCGTCACCGCCTCCTTCGAGGTACCGCATGGGGTCGACGGTCTTGCCTTTGATGCGGGCTTCGAGATGCAGGTGGGGGCCGGTGGTGTTGCCGGTGGCGCCGACCCGTCCGATCTGCTGGCCGCGCTTCACCGTGTCCGACGCGCGCGCGAGCATCGCGGACATGTGCGCGTAGAGGGACGACAGGCCGCTGCCGTGGTTGATCTCGATGTGCTTGCCGTAGGGCCCCGAGTCGATAGCCTGCCGGACGATGCCGGAGTCGACCGCCCGGATCGGCGTGCCGGTCTTCGCCGGGAAGTCCAACCCGGTGTGCCGGCCGCTGGACCACATGAGTCCCGGCTTGCCGAAGGGGGTGCCGTAGGGGGCGGACACGGGCTTGAGCCACTGTCCGGTGCCTTCGACGATGTCCTTGCCGCGGATGTAGTCGATGGCCTTGTTGATGAGCCCGATCGGGGCCTGTCCGATCATGCCGGGCCAGGTGCCCTTGTTCTTCCCGAGGGCTTTGGTGATGCCTTTCTTGACCGGGGAGAACGCGGACTCGGCGAGGTCGGCCAACCCGCCGCGGGCGACGTCGGCGCCCTTGGAAAGGACGTTGCCGACGGCGTTGGTGATGCCGTCGAAGATGCCGCCCTCGGCGAACCCGCGGAACGCCCGGAGGGACTGGCCGCGCATGGCAGCCTGGTTGACTGCGTGGAGCCGCGCCCGCTCGTAGGGGTCGCGCATGGCTTCGGAGACGTACACGCCTTCGCCGCGGCGCATGGGCACGAGCTGGTCGTCGCCCTGACGCCACGTGCTGAACCCCGGCAAGATCCCGCCGCGGGCAAAGCCCTTCGGGAGGTTCATTTCCTTCAGCGGATCGATGCCAGGGATCTTCGCCGCGGTCTTGTTCCAGACGGAGACGATGCCCTTGTTGTAGACGACGTCGATCCAGAACTTGATCGGGGCTTTGACGAGGTCTTTCAGCCCGTCCCAGATCTTCCCGAGGTTCTTCTTCAGGGTGTTGAACGCCCCGGACAACTTCTCGGCGAAGTTGTCGAAGCCGCGGCGGACGGAGCCCCAGGCGTCGGACGCGGTGGTCTTGATGTTGTTCCACAGCCCGGACCAGGCGCCAGCGACCTTCTCCCGGATCCAGTTGAAGATCCGGATGGCCCCGTTGCGCAGGTCCGTGAACCAGCGGATGGCCCCGTTGACAATGTCGGGGATGACGGAGTGCCCGAGGAGGAAGTCATAGAGCCACTCGAAGGCCCCCGCGATCTTCTCCGTGACCCACTTGATTGCGTCGACGGCCGGGCCCAGCTTCTCCCGCAGCGCGGTCATGTGCTCGATGAACTTCGTCATCGCCGGAACGACAATCCCGGTGATCACCATGACGGCGAGCTGAGTCAGCAGCGTCGAGAACTGGATCATCGGCGGCAGCAGCGGCAGCAGCGCAGGCAACAGCTCGACGATGAACATGGTGCTGAGCAGCAGCAACTGCGGCAACAGCGGGGCGAGGGCGAGCAGGATCTGCCCGATGGCCTGGCCGAGCTGGATGAACGCCGGAATCAGCATCGGCAGGACCGGCAACAGTTGCTGGAGGAGGTTCAGGAACTGGGCGGCGAACTGCTGTGCCAGCTCGGATATGACCGCGGCCAGGCCCTCGATGATCGGTGTGAGGATCGGGCCGAGTTGGGCGGCGATCTGTGCGATGACCGGTGCCAGGGCGTTGAAGACGGTCACCAGCATGTTGAAGATCGGGGTGACCAGGGGCAGCAGGTCACCGATCAGCTTCCCGAGGACGGGGAGGAGCGGCGACACGGCCTTGACTAGGGCGATGATCGCCTGAGCGGCCACCACCAGGACCGGGCCCAGCGCTTCCGCGACAGGGAGAAGCGCCTCCCCCAGGGTGGCGAAGAGGTCGCTGACGGCGGGGCCCAGGAGCTTCGCTACCTGCGTCACCGACGGGGCCAGCGCCGCCAGCACCGGCAGGACTGCTTGGATGGCGTCACCGAGCGCGCCGGCGATAAGCCCGGCAACGGCCTGAACAGCAGAGAAGATCGCTGCCAGCGAGGCTTGCACCTCGGGCAGGGCGGTGACCCGGCGGATCTCCGCCAGGGCGGATCCGATGATGGCGAAGAAGTCGCCGCCCCCATCAGCGGCGGCCCCGAAGACGTTCTTGATGATGCCGCCGAGGTCTGCCAGCACCCCGCTGAACTGGACGGCAATGTCGAGGGCTGTGTTGATCGCCTCTTCGAGCCTGCCGTTCTCCAGTCCCTCGGCAAGCTTGGCCATGACCCGGTCCATGGCCTCACCCGCACCACGGGTGAGGCGGTCCCAGGCAGGGCCGGCTGCGATGGTGAGCTGGGACAGACCCGTGACGATCTGGCCCGGGACTTGGACGAGGTTCCCGAGCCCGTTGCGGATGACGTCGAACGTGCCTTTGAGCTGCCCGGTGCGTTCCAGGGTGTCGACAGCGGTAAGGGCGTTCTTCGCCATGTCTCTGAGCTCGCCAGCGGCTCCGACGAACCCGGCCCGGACGGTGGGCAGGATGCGCCCGCCGACGGCCTGGAGGCGGCTGCCGAGCCCGGCGAAGAGGGCGTCCTGCACGTCGAGCTTCATGGCCCGCCAGGCAGGTGCCATGGCCTGGAGGGTGCTTACGAAGCCGCGGGCGTTCGGGCTGAGCTTCGAGATCGCGTCGTCGAGCTTCGTGGTCTGCGTGGCCGCAGTCTGCTGGGCGTCCGCAACAGCGCGGGTGGCGTCGGCGACAGCGCGGTGGGCGTCGACCAGACCACGCTGCTGCTCAGCGACCTGCTCGTTCGCCGACCGGATACGTTCCTGCGCCTGCACCACCGCGTCGGAGCCGGCGACCCCGGCCCGGTTCGCGGCGGCGGTGTCGACTTGGAGGCGCTTCTGCTGCCGGGACTGCTCTTCGGCCGCCGCCCGGGCCCGCTCCAGTGCAAGGTCGGCCTGCTGGATCTGCAACTGGGTGGCGGTCGGGTCGGAGCGGGTTTTCGCGAGGTCGAGTTCGGCCTGCTCGATGTCGAGTGCGGCCTGCTTCTGGTCGAGTGCGCCTTGGCGGAGGCGCTGGTTCATGTCCTCCAGGTCGCGGGCGGCTTGCCTGCGGGCGGCGGACAGTTCCTGCTGCGCCTGCCGGGCGGTGCGCTGGGCCTGGGACAGGTTGCGTTCGGCGTCGGCAACACCGCGCTGCGCGTTAGCAAGGGACCGCTGGGCGGTTTCGACCTGCCGGGTCGCTGTGACTGCGGCCTTCGCTTCGGCCGGCGCCGGGTTGAACGCGGCTTTGATGGCGTCGCCGACCCCGGACGTGCCCAGCTTGATGGCGCCGAACGCGGTGGCGAGTGTGAGGATGCCGGGGGCTGCGACAGCAGCGAGGGGCCCCATCTGGGCGATTGCCTGCCCCATCGCGGACAGTTGGGGTGTGGCGAGGAGCGCCGCGGCGGCGAGCTTCGCTATGCGTCCGGTGAGGATCCCGGCCTGGGCGGATGCGCTGCCGCCGCTTCCACCGAAGCTGCCGAGGGCTGAGGTGATTCCGGCGAGACCGAACAGGCGTGTGCGGATGTTGACGGTGCGGTCGCGGGCAACGTGGTTGAGGGCGGTGTTCGCTGCGGCGGTGTCGGCTCGAGCTGCGACGCGGACGGTGCGCCGGCGGGTGAGGTTGCTGATGTCGTCGGCGGCGACCCGGGTGTCGACGTCGACACCGACACGGACGCGCTGCCGTTGGGTAAGGCCGCGGAGTTCGTTAGCAGCCACTCGGGTGTCGAGGGTGGCGCGGATTTGAACGAAGCGGTCGGCGGTGAGTTTATCGAGGGCCTTCTCAACGCGCTTGTACGCCGCATCGTTGATCTTGGCGACGATGTCGACGGTGGTCTGCCCGAACCCGGCGAGCTTCGCTTTGGCGGCGGTGTCGTCGACCTGCGCCGTGATCTTCACTGTGCGGTCGGCGCTCAGCTTCCCGAGCGCCGCCTTCGCCGCCGTGTCGTCGAGTTGGGCAGTGATCTTCACGGTGCGCTGGTCCGTGAGCCTGCCCAGCCCGGCGCGCGCCGCGGTGTCGTCCAGTTCGGCTCGGACCTTCACCGTGCGGTCCCGAGTCAGGCGGGTCAGTGCAGTGGTGGCCGCCTTGTCGTCCAACTCGGCGGTGATCTTGACCGTGCGCGTCTTGGTCAGCTTGGTGAGCTTGGCCTCAGCCACGGTGGTCATCAGGTCGACACCGACGCGCACGGTGGGTGTGGCGGCTGCGAGCTTCCGTCGGATCCCGTCGAGGATCTGGTCTCCGGCGACTTCCCCGGCGAGCTTGGCGGGCTGGCGGATCGCGGAGGGCAGCTCGACACGGAGCCGGTCGCCGAACTGGGTCGTGTCCGGGATGAGGCTCACCCGGGTGGATCCGACGAGTGTCGGCTCGGCCATGCTGCCCTCCCCTCCTACGGTGCTGCTTCGAGTTCGCGGAGCTTGCTGGCCCAGTGGTCGATCTCCGCTTGATCGGTCTGGGTGCCGGGTGAGAACTGGTTGAGGACTGCCTCGGAGTAGGCGACTCCGGCGGCTTCAAGTTCGGCCTGCCGCTCGTCGACCTCGGTGGCCGGCGACTCAACAGGTGGCATGTCCGGCGGGTCGCCCTTGAGGTGGGCGGCCCACAGGACCCGGATCATGAGGAGGAGCGCGTTGTACTGGGCTGCTTGCAGGTAGGTGTCCTGCGTCCAGCGGCGACCCTCCAAGTCCCCGGCGGTGGCCGCTTTCGTCGCGGAGTCCTCCGGGAGGTGTTGGACCAGGTCGCGGAGTTCGGCCCAGTTCATGGACCCCTCACCCCAGGACATGGCCCAGAACTCTTCTAGGCGGCGGCCGGGGTAGTACCGCTGGAGGTCGGCGCGGACGGCTCCGGGGTGCTCTCGGAGGAGCTGGAGGAGCCAGAGCCTTCCCCCTGGGTGGTGCCCGCCTCCTCGTTCATCTCGTCGAGGATGTCCTTCAGTTCACCGAGGGTGAGCTTGGCGACGGACACCAGCCGGTCGAAGGCGTCCTTGGGTCGGGCGATCTCGCGGAGGACGTTGAGGTTGGCGTTGCCGCCCTTCTCCTCGACCTCCTCGATGACCTCCAGCGGCCAGTTGTCCTGCACGGGGAACGAGCAGGTCTCTTCGACGCCGTCGGTGTTCTCGAAGACGACGTCGAGGAACTGGACCTTGGCAGCGGAGGCGCGCTGGGCGCGCATCTGCTGCAGCCGGATGACCTTGCGGTTGGGCTTGGACATGGTGTGGCTTCCTTACTTGGGCAGGGGCAGGCGGGGGCTTGCAGGTGGCCCGTCGTGCCGCCCCCGCCCAGGGATTGAGCGCGACGGACCACCAGTCGGGGGTTAGTCCTCGGGGAGCGCCACGTCGGTGATCTGGTGCTGGACGGACTGGGCACCACCCGGGGCACTGAGCGCGGTGAAGGTCAGCTCGTAGTTCGAGGAGTCGTCCGCGCTGTGCTTGCGGGCGCCACGGTCCGACACACCACAGCGGGCGATCATGATGCGGTGACGCTTCCCGCCGTAGATGACGTCCAGGCCCAGGGCGATCTCGACCGTGTCCTGGGTGCTGCCAGACCCGAAGGAGATGAACTGCTTCTTCGCCGGCGGACCCACCGCCGCCGCGGTGCTTGTCATGTTCGAGAGCTGCACCTGGTAGTACAGGGACAGCAGTTGGGCGGTGGTCTCGCGGAACGTGAGCTTGAACGTCTGGGTGCGCTTCTTCGCGAGGTCGACGACGGGCGCGTCTTCGCCCCAGGCGTCGAGCTGGGTGCGCTCCTCGGCCATGGCCTCTTCGAGGCCGTCGGGGGTGATGAAGCCCATGTCGACGAAGTCGGTGCCCCAGGCGAGTTCGGGGCCGAGGGGGAAGGTGGAGCCGACGGGGGCGGCGTAGGCCTTGCCCGCCGTACCGACGATGATGTTCGCAGAGTCGCCCACGACGGGCCTCCTAGCTGTTCGGGAGGGGTGGGCGGACGCTCATCCCCAGGATCATGCCGACACGGGCGACACCCGTGTTGGGCTCTTCTGGTCGGTCTTGCGGGCCGGTCTCCTCGGAGATTCCGGCGACGATCCCGTCTGCGGTGGACCGGCCGGGTAGCAGCTCCCACTCGGCCCGCACTCGCAGCGCGAGGCGCATGGCCGCGCCTTCGGTGGTGTCGTAGCAGTCGACGGAGAACCGGGGCCGATCTCGCGTGGCTGGGTCGGACCAGCCGCGCATGTCGCTGGTCCCGCCGACCCGGAGCACCCTGACGAGCGGGAGCGCGGCGTCGAACGCCTTGCCCTCGGGGAGCTTCGAGGCCACCCGCACGCCGGGCATGGCGGCGGTGAGCAGGTCGACGGCGATCTGCTTGGCGTCGGGTAGGACCAATGCGGCCATGGCTACTTGCCTGCGGCCTTCTGCGGCTGACTGCCGGTCGTCGGGTTCTTCTCCCCTGCGGTCTTCGCGGCGTCGTCGGCCTTCTTGTCGTCGATCGGCTCGGCGTAGCCCTTCCAGCGGTGGACCTCGTCGGCGGGGACGTCGACGGTGTCGCCGGGCTGCTTGTCGCCACGCCAGAACGTGAGCTTCATCTTCACGGTGCTGGGGTCAGACATGGTGGTCGCCTCCTGCGGCGTCGAGAGCGTTGCCGAGCGTGTGGTTCGGCAGATGGATACGGCGGCCGTGGCGATCGGTCTGCCGGGTGCCGAGTTCCACGTAGATGGAGTGGTCGGCGTCGGCGTCCACGTGACGGGTGCCGTCCAGATCGGGGCGCTCCACAATGTGGATCTTCGAGCGGTACTCGCCGGTGTCGACCGGAGCCGTCAGCTGCGCCACGCCGACGACCCGACCCATCCGCGCACCAAGGTCGGCCTGCACATCGGGGTGCATGACCAGTCCGGCGATCGCGTCCTCGTCGAGGTCGATACGGATGTCGTTCATCCGGCCACCTCCAGCAGCCGCACCGTCTGCCCCGACAGCGGACCGGCCTCCTGAACATCGCGCGGAACCCCGTCGACCTCCCAGGTGCGCCCGTCCCACTCGACGCGCTGCCACTCCGAGACCTTCGGGGCGCGGCGAGGCATGAACAGCTGGGCGACAGTGGCCGTCTGATCCTTGGCTTCCTTCGACTCCGAGGAAGACGAGTAGTCGACGGTGCACCCGTACACCGGGGTTCGGGTGGCGTGAGCCCAGTCCCGCACCTTGGCGTTGTAGTCCCCGTCGACCAGAGGTGCGTCGACGAGCACGACGGTTTGGCGTCCGATGTGGCCCGGCATCAGCCCACCACCAGCGGATCGAAACGGAAGAGACCGCAGGTGCGCAGCAGATCCGCCACGGATGCGGCGAGCTTCTGCGGCTGCTCCCCGTCCCGCAGCGGGCGCTTCGAGAACGACCTGATCCCCGTCGACATCGACTGCAGGTCCGACTGAGCCTCAGTCTCGTCACCGCGGTCCAGCATCCAATGCACCTGCTGGACCGTCGCCTGCCGCAACACCTCCACAACCTCGGCGTCATCGCGGTCGTACCACGCCCCCAGCAGGGCACGGTCGACACGCTGCGACGCCAACGTCAGCAAGCGCACAGCGTTCGGCGGGGCCGGCTCGGGGGCCAGCCACGCTGCGAGATCGGGGACAGTCGCGTAGGGCACCGGCTACTCCTGGCCCTCAGGGTCGCGGGCGTCCTCGACGACCTGGGCGTAGTCCTGGCACTCCTGCTTAGTGGCGTCCTTCGCCTCGTCCGGGTCCATGCCCAGGGCGACGGCGTACTCCCGCCACGTATCGACCTTGGCGTTCGCCGCCGGCTTCTTCGGCAGATCGGCCGTCGGCTCGTCACCGTCGTCTTCGGTCGACGCCTCGGACTTCCGGGGCTCCGACTTCGGGTGCACGTCGCCGCGCGCTTCGCTGGGGCGACCGTCGACGCTCGCATGCTCCGGGCCGCGGGTGCCCTCGCCTGCGTCACCGACGACACCGGTATCGGTGCCCTCAACGGCGTCGACCCACTCCATCAGCTGCTGGTGAGACATGGTGGACGCCTTCGTGGCGAGGAGCCCAAGGCGCACCGCATAGGTGGCCCACGCCCCCGTGTGGTCACCCGGCTCCGGCTTCTCCGCCGCCCCATGCACGTTCTTCCCGACCCGGGTGGCTGCGGGGGCGTCCGCACCGTGCTGGATAACCTGCGGCAACACCTTCTGGTCCGGGTCCAGCAGCGGATCACCGTCCTCCGCCAGGCGCAGCTCACCCCGGTGGACCTGGGCGGCCATCATCGGGTCGAGCGGCTCGTCAAGCAGGACCCGCATGCCACCCGCGCCGACATACTCGCGGGCTGCCATCACAGGCTCCGGGCGAGCTTGAACGCGGTGACAGTGCCGGTGAAACCGGACTCGAAGTCGATGTTCAGCTTCCCGCCGTGCTGCAGGTAGCGGGCCTCGGAGAACGGGCCGATCCACCGGGTTCCGGAGGCGCCGACGGACACCTCGGTGTCGCCCTGGGTGCGCATCCAGGCCGGGCCGTCCTTGCTGCCGGCGCGGACGGTGACCTTCTTCGCGGAGCCAGCCGAGTTCGCAACGCGCAGCACGGTGCGGGACGGGTCGGCGGTGTTGATGACGACGCCATTCGTCACGAGCGTCGAGTCGATCGCAGTGCCGGTCGGGTCGGCGACATCGGTGACGCCGAGGTTGGTCGGGGTGAGAGCAGTGCGCGGCATGATTCCTCCAGAGAGAACGCCGACGAGGTGGTGGGAGGGATCAGGCGGACGGGTCGACGTATGCGACGGCGATGCCCTCGGGGCGGATCAGCTTCGCGCCGTACACGTGGAGGCCTCGGACGGCGTCGGCGATCGTCGACTCCAGGCGGAGCGCCTCGGTCTCCAGGATCTGGTCGACGAACGTCAGGGCCCCGGGGTAGCCGGCCTGGATGACCTGGGTGTCCGAGGACGGGTTCGGGGTGACGTTGGACTCCAGGACGTCGAAGCCGGCGGCGCGGCCGACGATGCCGTTGCGCAGGCCCTGCTCGTTGCCGGAGGCGTCGACGCGGACGAACCGGTCGTCCTGGAGGAGCGCCCCGGTGAACTCGGGGGACACGACGACGTACCGGTCCATGCCGGGGACGTTGGCCCGGTTGAGCTTGGTGCGGAGCGGGATGAGGACCTTGTCCCACGCATCCTTGGGGTTGGACGCGATGTTGACCGGGGAGCCGGAGGATCCGACGACGTTGGACGGGGCGACCCCGGTGTACAGGGAGGCGACGTACCGGTCGGCCTGGGCGGCGAGCTTCCGGGCGGCGCGCTGGGTGGTCTTCGCCATCGGGTTGAGGGCGACCTGCGCCTTGTCGACGTCATCCAATTTGAAAGCGAACGCGTCGCCCTGGTCGATGGGCAGGTCCAGCCCGGCGGTGTCGATGTCTTCGTAGTTGATCGTGTCGCCGGACTTGTAGGGGAAGATCGACGGGTCCCCGATGGTGACGATCCGCACCGACTGGCCCTGCGAGGTGATCTCACCCTCGTAGTCGCGGTTGACGATCTGGGGCTGCGCGTAGACGAGTGCCTCGTCCAGCCCGGCCAGGATCTGGGCGGACCAGATCTGGGGCTTGAACAGCGCGACGGACATGGTGGGTCCTTATCCGGCCCTGCCCAGGTAGCGGTCGAGCCGCCCTTCGGCCATGGCCTCGTTGATCTGCTTGGGAGTCATGCGAGATACATCCGCCTCACCCAGCTGCTTCTTGCTCCCACCGGCCCCGTCCATCGGTGCGCCACCTGCGGGGGTGGGCTCCGGCTCCTTCGGCTCGGGCGCCTTGGCCGCGAGCTTCTTGTTGGAGTCGACTGCCGTCTTCACTGCCTTGCCGACCTGCTCGTCGAAGTTGGCCGCTGTCGGGTCGAGCTTCGAGATGGCGTTGGCGAAGGAGCGCGAGTCGAGCAGTGCGTCGGGGTCGCCGCCGTGCTTCCCGGCCGTCTTGTAGACGGCGAGCTCCACCTGCGTCTGGCGGGCCTGCGCGCGGGACTCCTTGGTCTCTCCGCGGGCCTCTTCCAGCTGCTTGGCGAGCTCTTCGGGGGTGGGCGGCTTCTCCTCGTCGGTCTGGACACCGAAGAGTCCGGCCAGCTTCTTCATGAAGTTGGCCTGCTCGTCGGCAGCCTTCTGCTTGTCCTCCGCACGCTTCTGCTTCTGCTCGTCGACAGCCTCGCGGAGGTTCTCGATCGCTCGCATGGCGCGCTCGGGGTCGAAGGGGCCATCGAACTTGGGCGCCTTGGCCTTGGGTTCGTTGGGCTTCGGCTCGGTGACCGGCTCGGAGGGGGTGGTGGGTGCGGCCGACTCTGGCTGGGCCGGTGCAGTTGGTGCGGCCGGGGGTGTGGGCGGGTTGGCCGACTGGGTGCCGGGGTCTGCCGTGGTTCCCTCGGGTGCTGCGGGGGCGGGGGTCGTCATCTCGGTGCCTCCTTGGGCGGCCTGCACGCTGGTGCGACACCTTGTTCGCTGGCGTGTTAGCCCAGATGTTAACCCTGAACCCACCACAATGCTGCACAATCAAAGGTCATAGCGCAAGATATCCTTTGAATCCAAGGATCAAGGGGGTGGTGAGGGTGGTCAGCAGCAACCGGATAGCCGACGCGGCACGGCAACTCCCCGCCGCGCTCCGCCGCATCGAGCATCAAGCCGCCCACGACGCCGCCCAACCCCTCGCCCAAGCCCTCGCCGACGCCCAGCGAACAGCGACCCGGCAGTGGCTCCACGCCACCGACCGACAGGCCTCTCCGGCGCCCGGCGCCCTCGACCGACTCGTCGCAGCCATCAAGCAGCTGCTCGCCGACGCGTTCCGCGGCAAAGGCAAGCTCGCCGCAGACAGCATCCGGATCGCCGCGTTCAACTCGGCCCAGCTCAGCGCCAGGCAGGCCTCCGCGCTCGCCGCGGCGATGAGCGGGGAACCCGTCCCACCGGTGCAGCCCGTCATCGGGCCAGAAGCTGCCGCCACGGCGGACGCCGTACCCGCCGCGGTTGAGGAAGAGCACCACCGGGCCCTGGCGCTCCTCACGGCGGCGAGCGTCACCGCCCTCGGATTCGCCGGTGTCACCGGGGTGTTCAACCGGGCCTGGCGTGCCGTCACCCGCATCGCCCGTCACGCGGCCGTCGCCGTCACCAGCGCCGCCGCACACGCCGCCACAGCGGTCGCCCGCACCATCGGGCCGACCACCCGACTCCTGTGGGTCGCCGAACCCGGGGCATGCCCGGCCTGCGCCGCCTACGCAGGGCGCAGCGTCGTCGCCGGCCGACGGTTCCCCGCCGCACTCAGCCTCGACCCGCGGCGCACCGTGTTCGCCACTGCCCCGCTGGGGCCCCCGCTGCATCCGCACTGCCGGTGCTGGACCATCCCCTACTCCCCCACCTGGCCCGTCGACGGCACACCACTACCCGCCCTGCTGCGCCGGGCCGCACGAACCGAACGGAGGGCCTGATGCCTCACGGGACCATGGGCGAGGACAAGTTCGAGGAGTTTCTCGAACTCCACACGCAAGGGCTCGGCCGCAACGCGATCTGCCGCAAGATGGGGCTCACCGCGGCGGTCGTGTCGCGTACCGCAGAGCATCTCGGCGTGTCCTTCGACCGGTCGAGAATTCAGGCTGCCACCACTGCGCGTCTCGCTGACCTAGCCGAGCGGCGCAGCCTTCTCGCCGTCCAGTTCACCGAGGTTGCCGAAGATTCCCTGGACCGGATTCACAAGCCGACGACGGTGTACGCGTTCGGCGGGTCGATGAACACCTTCGCCGAGCACACCTTCGACGAGGCGCCGGCCGCGGAGCGGCGGGCTCTGGTTGCCGCTGCGGGTGCGGCGACGGACCGGTCATTGAAGCTGGCACCGGCTGAGGCTGCGTCGAACCTGGACGGGGCGAAGTCGATGCTGGGGAATCTGGGGACCCTGCTGTCTGCGTACTCGCAGGAGATGGACGAGCAGGACGCCGAGGCTGAGGCCGAGTCCACGGACCGGGCGTAGCCGATGTTGGACACCCTCCCCTTGTCGCGGAAGCAGATCAGGTCGGTCGCTGAGTCGACGACGAAGATCTCGTGCTGGGAGGGTGCCATTCGGTCGGGGAAGACGATCGCTTCGCTGCTGAAGTGGTTGATATTCGTGGCGAATGCGCCGTCGACGGGTGAACTCGTCATGATCGGCAAGACGTCGCAGACGATCCATAGGAACCTGTTCCTGCCCATGCAGGACCCTGCCCTGTTCGGGGAGATCGCCCACCACATCCACTACACCCCAGGCGCGCCGACAGCCAGGATCCTTGGCCGAGTTGTACACGTCATCGGCGCCAACGACGCCAAGTCGGAGCCGAAGATCCGCGGTATGACGGTGTGCGGGGCCTACGTCGACGAAGTGACGCTGGTGCCGCAGATCTTCTTCGAGCAGCTCTACGGCCGCATGTCCGTGCACGGCGCCCAGCTGTTCTGCACGACGAACCCCGACAACCCGGCGCACTGGTTCATGCGGGACTGGCTGGCCCACGTCGGAACGAAGCCGGTGAGGCGGTTCTCGTTCACGATCGACGACAACCCCTTCTTGGATCCCGAGTACGTCGCCGACATGAAGGCCTCTCACGAGGGTCTGTTCTACCGCCGGTTCATCCTCGGCGAGTGGGTGGCCGCCGAGGGCGCCATCTACGACTCGTGGGACCGTCAACGCCACATCGTCACCGCCCTGCCCCGCGAGGGCATCCACCGGTGGATCAGCCTGGGTGTGGACTACGGAACGAGCAACCCGTTCCACGCTGTGCTCCTCGGCCTCGGCCGGGACCGCCGGCTCTACGCCGCCGCGGAGTGGCGGTACGAGGCGCGGCAGACGAAGAAGCAGCTCACCGACGCCGAATACTCGCAGCGGATGCGGGCGTGGCTCACGGACGTGCCGGGGATCGGCCCGGTGCGCCCCCAGTTCGTGACCGTCGACCCCTCCGCGGCATCGTTCAGCGCCCAGCTGCGCCGGGACCGGATGACGCCGACCGCGGCGAAGAACGACGTCATGGACGGCATTCGCACCGTCTCCTCCCTGCTGGCCGCCAACCGGCTGCTCGTGCACGCCTCCTGCAAGGACCTCATCACCGAGATCGGCGGCTACTCCTGGGACGACAAGGCCGCCCTCCGCGGCGAGGAGCGCCCCATCAAGGTTGCCGACCACGGCGTCGACGCCCTCCGCTACGCGATCTTCACTACTCGTGCCCTGTGGCAGCGCCAGCTCGCCCTGGCCGCCTGACCGAAAGGACTCGTCATGCCGCTGCCTCCGTCTGGGAACACCTCGTGGCCGCCGCCTCGCTTGGAGATTCCGCATGCCGACATGGACATGTGGCGGGCCTGGTACGCGGGTGACACCGGGCATTTGGCTCAGGTGTACGGCGGGCCGGCCGCGTACACGCGGAACGGTGTGGCGCGCGCTTTCTTCGACGTGGACCGGCGGCGGGCGGTGGGCGGTGATGAGCTGCGGATGTTCTGGGGTCAGGATCCGTCGCCGGGACAGCAGGCGGCGAAGTTGCATGTGCCGATCGGAGGGGACATTGCGGAGATGTCCGCGAACCTGCTGTGGGCTGAGGTGCCGCAGGTGACCGTCGACGTGGACTCGACGAAGAGCGACCTTGCGCAGTCGACGCAGGCACAGATCGGCCGGTACCTCGATGACCGGGGGCACGCGAAGTTCCGTGAGGCCGCCGAGCTGGCCGCCGGGTTGTCGAACGTGTACCTGCGGGTGGTGTGGGATGTGGAGCTTCGGCCGCGCCCGTGGCTGGACGTCATCCCGGCAACCGCGGTGGTCCCGGAGTGGCGGTGGGGCATGCTCGCCGCGGCGACGGTGTGGCGGGAGCTGGAGCCCCTCGCGGAAGGCGGGGATGTGTGGCGGCTCCTGGAGTACCACACCCCGGGATTCATCGAGTACGGGGTGTACCGGGGCGACAACAGCACCCTCGGCATGCTGATGGGGTTCGACGACCACCACGAGACCGAGTTCCTGGTGAAACGCACCGACGCCCACGGCCGTCAGGCAACGGGCGTCGACCGCCTGCTGATCACGCACATGCCGAACGTGTTGCCCAACAGAATCTGGGACGGTGTGCCGGACACGGCACCGCTGGGGCGCTCCGACTACGCGGGCATCGAGCCGATGATGGACGCCCTGGACGAGTCGTGGTCGTCGTGGATGCGGGACCTACGGCTCGGCAAGGCCCGGGTGGTCGTTCCGCAGGAGATGCTCGACACGGACGGCCCCGGTTCTGGAGGATCCTTCGACCTGGACCGGGAGCTGCTCGTCTCGGTGAGCGGCTTCCTCGGTGACGAGAAGTCCATGAAGGACTCGATCACCGATGTCCAGTTCAAGATCCGGGTCGAGGAGCACGAGCGGACGACGAAGGAGCTGCGTCGGCAGATCCTCTCCTCGGCCGGCTACTCGGCTCAGTCGTTCGGCGAGCAGGGCACGGTCGCGGTGACGGCCACGGAGATCGCGGCCCGTAAGGAGGAGTCGCTGACAACCCGGGGCTTGAAGATCCTGTACCAGCGTCCGGCGTTGTTGGAGGTGCTGACGACGATGATGTGGGTCGACGTGAAGCACTGCGGGGCGAAGAAGGTGGATCCGGCGGCGGAGCTGACGGCGTCGTGGCCTCAGGCGGTGCAGCCGGATCCGGAGGCCACCGCGCGCACCCTGTCGCTGCTGGAGTCGGCGGGGGCGATCAGCACGTACATGAAGGTGAAGATGCGGGAGCCGGCCTGGGATCACGCCGAGGTGATGGAGGAGGTGCGGCGTATCCGGGACGACAAGACGCAGGAGACGCCGGCCGGGGATCCGTTCAACACTCGCGACGTAGATCCGAACGAGGAGCAGCCGGACGACGATGTTGAGCCGGGCTTCGATGAGGGCCAGGGCGAGGAGCTCGACGAGGAGCCGGTGGGCGGGGGCTCGCGGCCTACGTTGGCGGCTTAGCGGCGGCGGGTGCCTCGCCGGGCGGGGAGTGTGCGGTAGCCGGTGGTCTTGCCGTAGCTGCGCTTCCGGGCTCGGGCCCACCTGTGTGCGAAGCGCTGCTTGGTGGCGAAGGCCCAGCGCCACTGCGCCTGGGAGCGGACCTTGCCGCGTTGTCTGGCCATGGGGTTCTCCGTTCGTTGACCTGCCTGGAGTGTTCCCGCCGACCGCTGTGGCACAACGCCTCGGGCCCGCCTGATGGTTCAGGGCGGGCCCGATGGTGGCTTCTGTGTGCTCCCGGCAAGGTTCCACAGAAGCCGGGGTGCGCTCACGCGCTGGAAGCACTTCGAGTATGAGAGAAGGCGCGGTGCCCGTCCAGCGCTCTGGGACGAAATGCCCCGTCGCGGGTCTGTCCGGGCTGGATCATCGCGGGGGCTCCTGGGTGGGCAGCGGGTTGACCTCGGGGTGGGTGTATCGGATCGGTTTGCCGAGGGATGTGGCGTATCGGATTTCCGCGCGGGTGCTGTCGCCGATGTAGTCGCCGACCACGAGGACCTCGTCAGCAAGGCGGATCTTCGCCCGGTGCAGAGCGTCGAGGCTGGCCTTGAGCGGCTCGGCCTGCTCGGGGGTGCCCCACAGGGCGTGGGGTTCCTTCATGTTGCAGCCCGGGGCGACGACGATGTGGCCGGCGGCGGTCTCCTGGAGGTTCGCCTCCTGCATGTCGGCCATGAACCGGGTGCTGCCGCAGATGACAACAATGCGGGGGATGTCGAGGGTCTGCTTGGCCTGGGCGAGTTTCTCCTCGGCGGTGAGGAGCTGCGGGTACGACATGGGTCTCCTTCGGGATCGCGGGCCGCCGTGCCGTACACAGCAGCCCGGGGGCGGTCAGGTGGTGGGTGCGGGAAGCAGCGGCTCCCAGACGGCGCGCATGGTGTTGGCGCACTCGGTGAGCCAGGCGCGGACAGCCGACTCGTCAGCCGTAGTGATCGGCATCTCGGCGGAGCAGGCGATGGCCCTGCGCTGGAGGATGAAGAACAGCTTCAGCGTCTCAGCGTCGCCCTCAGGGTCGCCGCTGGCCTTCTCCCAGTCCCAGCGGTACAGGAGATTCATGTCGCGGTCGCCCCGGAAGAACAGAGTCTCGGTGAAGTCGGCCCAGGACTCGAAGAGGTTGTGCATGCCGGGCTTATAGAAGTTGCCCTCGGCGGCGTAGTACGGGTGGTCGGTCTCCCAGAGCGGGACAACGGTCTCGGGCGTGGTCACCGGGCCTCCTCGGGTGTGGTGGGCCAGGCGGCGAGGAGGTCCCGGCCGCAGTCGGGGTGGACGCAGATCCCGCCGTCGTCGAGGTCATCCGCGCCGACCTCGCGGAAGTCGGCGTACCGGGACACGGGGGCGGGCTTGTGGGCGAGGCAGTGGTGCAGCCGCCCCTTGTTCTGCCGGTAGCCGACAATCCCGGTCGCGGCGGCCCTGGCGATCTCCCGATCCGAGGCGAGTTCCGTCGCACCCACCCAGGTGTGCTCATCTCGTGCGCTCATCGGTCTACTCCTCGTTGTCGTTGTCATAGTCCCGCTCCCACCATTCGCGGTCACGGCGGGCCACCTCGGCCAGGGTGTCCTCCCACGGCGGCAACGGGGCCGGGGCAGGCGGCGGGGTCACGGGGTGGGCTCGCCGTCAGGATGGGCGAACGCCCGGACTTCCACGGCCAGCCAGGCGGCGACCTCGTCGCGGGTGAGTTCCCCGCCGTGGACGGTGCCAGTCGGGTCGGCGTGAACGGCGTCAACCACGGCTTCACGCAGCGCGTCCGGGGGCGGCTCGTGCGCGGACCAGTCGACCGGGTACCCGGCACGGACCAACCAAGCAGCCGCCTCGGACAGGGCCCTCCGTAGTCGGTCGACCTCGGCCAGCAGCTCCGGAACTGACTGCCGAGCGCTGGCGATGAACTGCACGTCCGCCTCGGACGCCCCGTCAGCGGACAAAAGCACTCGGGCTCCTGTCCGCCCGTCGCGCAAGGTCTCAACGTAGACCACCGGGCGACCGCCGCTTCCGTCAGCGACAAGCCACGGCCCGTCGGTGACCTCATCGAGGTTGCGGTTCTGGATCTGCGACAGGCGGTCCGGGGTCATCGGGGTGTCGGTCATCGGGGTCCTTCCAGAGACAGGGCGGGGGTCAGGCGCTGCATCTGCTCGTCGATCAGGTCAGTCAGCCAGTCGGGCCGAATGACGTACCCGCGCGCGCCGTCGACGCGACTCTTGTTCCAGCTGGCGGTGGTGATCGGCTGGCCGGGCTCGCCGGACTTCAAGCGGCGCGGACCGATGACAGCGACGTAAAGCCAGGTGCGGTCGTTCTCGCTGCCCTCTATGCGCTTGACGACAATCTCCACTTGGGCGGGGATAACGACGCGTCCGGTCGACGGGTCGGTCAGGTCGGGGCGTCCGGATACGGGCACGACCACTGTCGTCTCGGTGGCGCGGGTGAACGCGTCGGGCAGGAAGTGAATGGGCATAGCCCAGTCCTCTCGTTGTATTGGCGAGGGTTAGGCCGCGAGTGCGAGCTTGGCAGCGACGAGGCGGTAAGCGGGCTTGCGCGCCTTGTAGTTGGCGGCGATGACCGCCACCTGGGCGCGGGTGAAGCGGAGGCAGTTCCGCATGTGGCGGCCGGCGTGGGCACGGCCTGCGGTTCCGAGGATGCCGAGCTTCGCGGCGACCTTGCGGAGGGTGCTGGCGACGGAGGTGGCGTCGCGGTGGGACAGGCCCTGGGCCATGGCGTGGGCGGCGAGGGTGCCGACGCCGTTTCGGCGGATGCGTGCGGCGGCCCGGTTGGCGGTCTGGCGGGCCTTCAGGGTGGCGCGGCGGGTTCGGTTGCTGGCGATCACGAGTCCCCCTCGGGTGGTTCTTGCTGTTCACCCTCGCGCCCCACTAGCGATCATGTGTTGCGCTGGCGATGACTCAGACAGTACGCCTGAGGCATGGCCACCGCAAGTGGGTTGCGATAGATTGGTGCCATGAATCCGACCCCGCCCCCCGAGTCCCCGACCCTGGAGGACATCGCCGCAGCAGGCGCCCGCCGAGTCCGCGACGCCGACCGGCTCAAGAAGTCCAGCGACGAACTCAAAGAACTCGTCCTCGCCGCCCTCAGGGCCGGAACCCACAAGCCCACCGAGGTCGCCAAGAAGTCCGGGTGGACCGGCGCCCACGTCAGGAAAATGGCGAGGGAAGCAGGTATCGAAGCCGACGATCGGTACAAGGAGCGGGCCGAACGGCTCCGCAAGGCGCAGACCGAGGGGCCCTCATGACCGACGCCTTGGTGGCCTTCCTGAAGGCCCGGTTCGACGACGATGAGCGGGTGGCGCGGGCCTGCGCCGGTGACGGGACGTGGACCGTCGAGGACCTGGAGGTCTACGCGCCCGACCTGTCGGACGATGTCCGCACCCAAGCAGCCCGCCAGGACCCGGCCCGCACCCTGCGGGAAGTCGAAGCGAAACGGGCCGTGCTCGCCGCATACTGCGCAGCTGCCAGCGCGCGCGGAGTCGGCTCGCCTGGCCCAGAAAGCACGCACCAACGGATGGGACACGATCATGGCCGAGCTTGAGGAAGCCTCAGCCATCCACAAGCGGGACGCCCTTCACGAGGTACTGCGCCTCCTCGCCCTCCCGTACAGCGACCACCCCGAGTACGAGGAAGCGTGGCGGCCGTGACCCCGGACGAGGAGGCCCGGTTCTTCGCGCAGATCATCGGTGACGCGAAGCGCACCGTCCTGTGCGAACCACACCGGGTGGCCGAGATCCAGGACGTCGTCAACCGGCTCGGCATGGCGGGCATCGTGACGGTGACGGCCAGCCAGGTCTGCCCGGAAGGGAAGCTCCTGGTCATCGATGAGCAGGCCATGGAAGCGGCCTGTCGGCAGGGCGCGTCAAGGCCGATCCGGTTCCACGGAGGCTGACCTTCCCCCGTTCCTCCCCCGCCATCCCTACTCTCCCGGCAGAATGCCCCCATGGCGAGGTTCACGGTCCACGGTGCGACCCAACGCGAGTGCCAGGACGCCCTGGATGAGCTGCTGGCCGCCATGCCCGTGACCGTGGCCCTCCGCCCCGTCCGCTCCGCCACCGGGGCCTGGATCGCCCGCGCAACACGCAAGGCCCCGGACCAGCAGGTCAGGGGCTTTGCGGTGCGGTGAGCCGGAAGTAAACGCCTTGAGGTAGGGCGAGGTTTCGGGCGTTCACCCCATGGGGTGGTCCGCCGCGTTTTGGGTCCTCAAACGCTTACGGGTGTCGTTGATTCATCTGGAGCGCTATCGCGCTTTACGGTCGCGTCACCCCCGCCCTCACAGCCGGCACAGCAGAGCGGGTGGGGGTGACGCCTCACAGAGGGATCAGCTATGAACCATTCCCCTGCGGACCAGGGGTCTATCCCTGGCCGCGACCCGGCAGCGCCTGGTCGCAGTTCTCATCCGGCCACCGACTCGGCGCTGGTCGTGGTGGGCGGCGCATCGTTCATCGAGCTTGTCGCCGTGGAGGGGTTGGAGCCCTGGTTGGCGATCGGGCCGGCTGTGACGTTGGTTGCGTGCTTGAAGCTCGCGGTGTATGCCCCGGCTGGTGTCGGGTTGTTGCGGGACAAGGTTCTGCGGTTCATCCGTTCCTGACCTCCTCCCCGTGCTGCGCCCCGGTTCGCCAGTTGCTCGCTGGCGTGCCGGGGCGTTTCGCTTGTACACGCTAAGTCAACGGCTATGAGGAATCACAGTTCTTGAATTTAGGACGGTGTCACTCGTTTGGAGGATCTGATGCTGTGAGGCTAGTTACGACCCGCTGGGCTCTGACTATGCCTGGGGCATATGCCGGGAGTGGAATGGGGTCCACGGCGCCACGAGCGCACTGAGGCCCCGGAGCGGGTGCCCCGGGGCCTCGGTACGCGGGCGATCTAGTAGTCGTCGCGGCCTTCGCCGAGCCGCACCTTCAACTCCTTGATCTTCCCGCTGGTGCTGAGCTCCGCGTACACGTTCCTGTCCCCCTGCACGTTCCCCTCCCGCGCCTGCTTCACGAACTCTTCGAGCTCGTCGAACGTCATGTCCTTGCCTTCACCCGTGAAGTTCAAGCTGAGTGCCATGCGGTCATATTGGCGGGCCGACGGGAGTTGCGCTGCCGGTTCGACGAAGGTCACTTCGGCAGCTGGTTCCGGTTGTTGGCGATGACGCCGCGGGTGGTGCTGGTGACGGTGCGCTCGTCGTGGTGGACGTTGCCGTGGAAGTGGTTGGTGACCGGGGCCGGGGCAGCCTCAGCGGCATCCTTGACGCCCTTCATCAGCCCCTTCAGCGCCAGCACGGGCAGGGTGAGGGCGACGGGCACTCCAACGATCCCGCCGCAGATCCAGGCGATGACCGTCTCGTTAGCGTGTCCGGAGGTCCAGAGGATGAGGCTGACGGCCCCTCCGGCGGCGGCGGTGAGGATGCTGCTGGTGAGGATGGTCGTGTTGCGGTCGACAGCCCGCTGGCTCATGGCGGCCCGGCCAGGCTGCTCGACGGGCGGCGCCGTACCGACGACGGGAAGCGGGGTGTCGTCGCGGTGGTACGTCTTCGCCATCTCCTTAAGGAGGACGGTCTCGACGGCGTCGGCAAGCTTGAGGACTTCGGCACGGTCGGCGGGGTCGGGCTGCCCGGCGACGGGCTGCTCGGGCAGCTGCATGAGAGGGCTCCTAGTTGTTGAGGTGGTCTTCAGTTACCGGTCGAGCCGTCGAGTCATGACGACGCCGCCGCCGACGACAACGGCGAGATAGACGACGAGTCCGATGAGCATGCGGGCGGTGCTCGGATCGCCAGGTAGTGCGATGAGAGCGAGGGCGACCAAGCCGAGAACGGCGGGGCCAATGATCGACACGAAGTAGAGGGAGTGGTAGCGCTCCATGGCGGGTCCTAGCTGGTTGAGGCGGCAGCGGGTTTACCCGTGCCGCGGCAGATGGGGCAGACGGTGGTGATGCGCTCGCCGCCGAACGCGGAGTAGAGGGCGCCTTGGCCGCCGCAGCAGTAGCAGAGCCCCTTCTTTTCGGCGGCGGCTGGGGAGAGTGGGGTGTTCTGGGCTTCCCATTCGGTGTCGGTCATGGACGTGCTGGTGTCGGTCTTCGTGACCGACACACTTGCGGTGACGGGCTTGGGTTCGGTGGCCGGCTGGTCGACGGCTTGCCCGTACCAGGCGCCGCCGACGGACTTCCCGCCGTGCTTCTTCTTCTCGTGGTCGCGGAGTGCCTTCGTGGCCTCCTTGGCGTCCCGGAACTTCGGCTTCTCCTTCTTGCCACAGGGGCAGGTCCAGCCGACGAGCCCGGTGCGCTTGTCGGGGCTGAACCGGGCGGCGAGGGCGACCTTGACCCGGCTGGCCTTCGCCTTGGTCGGTTTGGCGGGGCAGGGCTTGGATCCGCTGAATGCGCCGGTCTTCTTGTCCTTGGTGAAGATCTGCCCGTTGCCGTGGCAGGTGGGGCACCCTTCGTGGGTCATGCGGAGGATCGCCGCGTCCTTGCGGGTCATGACGGTGGTCTTGTGGGCGTCCATCTGGGAGGCGGCGATCAGGGCCATGCGCATGCCGAGCCGGGCGTGAAGCGGCACCGTTTTCGGAACCTTGAGGCCTTTACCGATGCGGGCGCGCGGGACGGGCTTCCGGCGGCGGGCGACCGGCTTCCGGGTGGCGGTGGTGGTCTTCGCGGGCATGATCGGCGGATCCTTCCGGGTGATCGCTTTGCGATGGTTTGCGAGGTGCTCACGGGGTGCTCAGTGCTGCTCCGTTGCAGGTCAGGGCCGCTCAGTCGGCTGCTCACGGGGTGCTCACGATCTTGTTGAGCAGGTGGTTGAGCAGGATGTTGAGCGGCTCTGACCTGCGGTTGAGCAGTCGTGAGCACCCCTTGAGCAGGGGGCAAATCAGGAGATAGCGGTCAACGCTTCGAGCTTGTAGCCGCGCGGATTCTTCATCCCGTCCAGCGCCCCGAGGGTGACCGCCGACCCCGCCCCGGCGTCACGCAGCAGGCCTTGCAGATCACCGACCTCCAACAGCCCGTAGACCTCCGGGTCATGCCGCTTGAGGGCGTCGGCGAGGACCTCGCTACGCATCCGGTCGACCTCGGCGTTCGCCATCACCGCGATGGCGTCCGCGACCACCTGACTGCCGGTTACGACCCGCTCGCTCCCCCCGTCGGCCAGGTGCAGAAGCCCGGCGGCAGCAAGGGTGTCCCGATCGAACCACGGGCGGCCCGCGGCCTTGCGGTCGGCGACGGCCTGCTTGATCCCGTTGTTGCTGTGCTCGTTCCACCCATACAGCAGCGGGCGGGTGAGGCCGGGGCCCTTGATGTACGACTGGCCGGCGTCGTTCTTGAGCTCCTTCGTCTGGGCCGGGACGAGCCGGTCGGGGCGGAACCCTTCGGCGATCGCGCCGCGCCCCAGGACGAGGGGGATGTCGTCCCAGCGGGCGGCGAGCATGATGCTCAACGTGAACGTGTCGGCGATGGCGTCGCCCATGGCGTCGGAAGTGGCGTCCTGCCCGGCGGCGATGGGGTAGATCCCGGACTGCTTACCGAGGCGGATCAGCTCGATGAAGGACTCCTTGGCCTTGGGGCTGAGGTAGATGAACTCGTCGGCGAACACGAAGATCGCGGGACGTTCGCGGGTGGCGATCCAGGTGTCGCCCATGTTCAGCCGGTTCCGCACCGTCTGGCGGGCGCGGGCCATCTTGACGAGGTTGTCGAGCCACTTCTCGCAGTCCTTGTTGCCGCGGATCGGAGGAGCGGCCATGACCCCTTCGAACTCGCGAAGCCCGTCCTTGACCGGGTCCATCTCGATGGCGATGGCGTTGTGGCAGGCGGTGATGACCTCGGCGAGGTCACGGAGGACACCGGTAGTCTTCGCCGCCCCGGACACTCCGATCGCGAGAATGCGGAGGCCTTCGAGGACGAGGGTGAGGGGGCTGCCGTCCATGCACCGGCCGAACGTGTGGGGGTCGGAGATGTCCAGGGAGTTCGGGGCGTGGGGGGTGGGCTTGGGCATGTTGTCGAACGGGTTGGCCTGCACGAGTCGCAGCACGAGGTGCGCGGATTCTTGCGGGTCGGGGTCGATGAGGGTGCCGCCCTGCTTGATGTTGAAGTGGGCGTCGAGTTCTTTGACCGAGGCGTTGACCTTGCCGACGGTGGACCCCTTGAGGACGACGTCGACTTCCCAGCCCCACGCCTGGTGGCTGATGACGCGGACGGTGCGGGTGCCGATATTCTCGGCGGCCAGGGCGCGGGACACGCACTCTTCGACGCGTTCACCGTCCACGCAGTAGGACAGGGGGAAGGGCTCGTCGCTGTTCGGGTCGTCGTACTCGGCGACAACGTCGTCGGTGCCGATCGCGGGCGCGTTGAGCCGGTACCGGCCGTAGAGGGCGGTGGCGGTGGCCGCTATGGCCGCAGTGATGGCTGGGGGGATCATCCACGAGTAGTCGAGGGCGGTCATGCCTGCGCCGGCGACGAGGGCGATCCATCCGGCGACGTTGAGGGCGGCGGTGACGCCGGCTGCGTAGCCGAGGAACCGCCACCGGGACCGGCGGACTTGCTGGACCTTATTCCAGTCGGCGGACTTGTTCATCCCGCCGAGGACTTCCTGAAGGTCCCGGGCACGAACGTACCGGTAGCCGAGGTACGTCCCGGCTTTGAGCCCGGCCCAGAACCACCCGCCGGCGACGAGGGATCCGTAGGCGGTGAGGCCGACGGCCCGCCCGGTGACGGAGGCGACAACCATGGCCGCCGACCCGGCCTTCGACAGGACCGGGGTGCGGTCCGGGAACGGGATCAGAACCCCGGGGGCGATGTCGTCGACGGTGCCGTCAGCGTTGTGGATGAGCTGCCCGGGGATGACGTGCTCGGTCCACTCGGCGGGGACGGTCAGCGGCTCGGCTTCGGTGCTCACTTCTGCTCCTCGGTGGAGGTCCGTTCGATGCGTGCCTGGTTGCGTGCGAGGGGGCTGGGGGGCGGTGCGTCACCGGCCCGGCGGCGGGGCGGCACTCCCCCGTTTCCGCGGCGCCCGTCGGGGGTGTTCGGGTCCTTCTTCGGCTTGGGGGGTCGATGGGAATTGATCAGCGAAAACTCTCCGAAAACCGGGGTCTTCGTAGCGGCCTGCATCCGGGCCTCTGCACCGCGTGACTGCGCCTCGATTTCGGGGGTGATCCCGACGGTCTTCGAGCCGGTGACACGACCCCACGCCTCGGTCCAGATCTGCTCGGTGACGTACTGCGAGCCGCGTGCCGAGCGGATCGCTTCGGCGACCTCCCACACCTTCGGGTGGCCGCTCTTCCGGTCGGCGTCGCGCCTCTTCTGCTCTTCCTTCGCGCGGGACTCGGCGAGCTGCCGGTCGGCCTCTGCCGCGTGCTCCGCGTCGCGCTGTGCCTGCTGCTCCTTCTTGAGCGCGGCGGCGGCTTCGGACTGGGCCCGCGCAACGGCGCGGCGTTCCCGCCAGGAGGGGATGCCGTCGGCCTTCTGCGCCATGCCGTGCTCGTAGGCCATGAGGACGAGCGGCCCGCCGAGGGATGCGATGGCACCGATGAGGCCGGCGTTCAGGCCGATGCGTTCGTCGGAGATCCCGCCGTGGAGGTTGACGACCGCGGCGATGACCGCGCCGACCATGATCCCGATGCGGTAGGGGGCGACGTCTCGCCGGTTGGCGACCGCCCATGCGGCACCGAACGCGAGGACGAGGGCAAAGCCTTCGAGGAGGGCGGGAGCGGCGACGAGGAAGGGGTGCTCGGGATCCCAGAAGTGCATGAACTGAACCGGCCCAGCAATGATCATTCCGATGGCGTAGATGGCGCGGGCGCCCCACTTCCACCAGAGCTCGGATCGCACCTGCTCCGCCTCCCGCTTGGCCTCTGCAGCCTCACGGTCGGCTTCGGCCCTCTCCGCCTTCTCCTTCTCGGCGTTCGCCTTGGCGGTTTCGGCAGCCTTCTTGGCGACGTAGTTGTCGTGGTCGACCTGCTTGCGTTCCTGGGTCAGCCGGGCGCGCTCGTTCGCGATGCGGAGCTTCTCGGCCTCCTCGGCGGCAAGGGTGCGGGCCGCGTCGGCTTCACCCTTGGCCTTGACGCGCAGGGCTTCGGCTTGGGCTTCGGCCCTGATGCGAACGGCGTCCGCCTCGGCGAGCGCAACCGGGTCGAACCGGGGCTCGGAGGTGGGCCGCTTGTGGCCGTTCACCTGGGGCGGGCTGGTCGTCACGGCGGTCGGTGTCCTTTCGGGTCAGGCGTTGCGGGTGGGGGTGATGCCCTTGAGCCACGTCTCGACGTCGGCGGCAAACCCGCCGCCATCCGCCGGCTCGTCCGGCTCGGTGTCGTCGTCTTCGTCGTCGGGGCCGTCGCCGCAGCACTGGCACTCCAGGTCCGACCAGAGCCGGCCCGACTGCCACAGCCCGTGCGCGAGGGCTCCGATCACGTCGAGCACCCAGGACGGCCCGGCCACGAGTACCGCGGCGGCGAACAGATGGTGGCCGCCAGGGATCACAGTCGATACGGCAGCTGCGGCGGCGATAAAGCCGGCGCTCGTCCACCGGTGGTGCCCCCGGTTCAGGAGCACCATCCGCGGATGAGAGACGATGTCTCGCCCCAGGCAGATGAGGTCGGCGACGGGGCGAGGCAGGTTCACGAGGGGCTCCCAGCAGTAGCGTGTTGGCGGGCGCGGTGGAACTCGCGGACGAACTCGTCGGTGATACCGGCCCCGACGAACCCGCTGACCGGGGGCCGGCCCAAGCGTTGGGCGGCCCACAGTTCGAGGAAAATCAGGCGGGTGGCCAGGTAGTTGACGACCGGACGGACGCAGCGGACGGTCAGGACCACCGCGCCCAGCACGGCCATCACCAGCAGGGCCAGGAGTCGGAGAGTCCACACCCGCACCCAGGAGGTTGCGCGCCGGAACCAGCCGGGCTTCGCGGTGATCAGGTACGGATGCACACGAACCTCCTATCGCCTGGTGCCGCCGTGCCACCAGGACACCCGCGCTGCGGCGTCGTTCGCGGCGGCATTCAGCCGCTGGTAGTCGGGGGTCTCGTCGAAGATTCCGGCCCGGCTCTCCCAGTCGGTGTTGTCGTTGAGGGCCTGATCGGCGGCCTTCATGTCGGCAATGGCCTGCTTCTCTTCGACGGACTTACGGAACAGCCCCATGCGGGCCTCCTCGGTTGGGTGTTGGGTCCGGGTGGCTCCCGGGCCACTCCGCCGCCACCAACACGGGGTTGGGGGCGACAGGGCAGGCCGGGGGTCAGGCGGCAGCCGGCGTCGACAGGCCGTCCAACTCGTCGAGCTCATCCAGCAGCCGCGGGCCGAACGGCTGTCCCGCGTCGTGCTCGGCCGCCAGGGTCCGCAGCCAGTGCTGGGTGCCGTAGTCACTGCGGGCCGCCACATACCGGGTGACGATCTCCCCCGGCGACAGGCCCTCCGCCTCCTCCCACGTCACCTGCACGTCGGAGGTGAGGAGCGCCGCCCGCAGGTTGTGGATCTCGGCGGACACGGTGGCGAGGTCGCCGGAGAACAGGTCGGTCACGGTGGAAACGAACGGAGACATGGAGGTGCCCTTCGGTTGGGTGGTGGGGTGAAAGAAGAGGTGGGGGTGGGAAGCCGCTCCCGCCCGGGACGGGGGTCGGACACCGGGCAGGAGCGGCGGACTAGGGGGTGCTACTTGCCGCTGTTGTTGCGGCTGCGCCGGTTGGCATCGGCGACCTTGCGGGAGAGCGCCTCGCGCTCAGCCTCAGTCACGGCCGCCAGCCCTCAGAGGGCTGAACAGCATGGGCGGCGGCCGTCTCGAACGCCGCCCGGGCGGACTCCTGGTACAGGTGGAGCGAGCCGGCCGACGGGTGGTCGGGAGTGGTCGTAATTTCCTGGGCGCGGGCTGCGAGACCCTCGGCCCGGTGCTGCTCGTCGAACGCGAACGCCGGAGCCAGCACGATCACCACCCCCGCTGCGCAATGAACCGGCGGCGAGCAGCCGGTTCCGCGGGCGGAGTCGGAGAGTCCTGGGAGACCTGGGCCGGGCGGCGGACGTGGGACGCTGCTCGGTGCGCAGCCTCATCCGCCGGAGAGAGCTCGTTCGGTGCGGTGGGGGTCAGAGCCTTCATGGTCAAGCCACCTCCGTGGGGGCAACGAGGGAGTCGTCGAAGTACGCCGTCACGGCGGCCTCCGGGATGCGGATTGCTCCCCCACGCCTGACGTCTCCGTCCGGACGGGGCTTCCCGTATCGGACGGCGGGCAGGTCCCCGCTTGCGATCCAGCGGTAGATCGTCGGCTTGGAGACGCGCAGCACTGCTGCGGCCTCTTGCACGGTCAGCAGTTTCGGGCTGGCAGGCAGCATTCGGCGCTCCAATCCAGGAGTAGGGGGTGGTCGGGCTTGCTTCTCAACTGTAGGTGGAGTCTTGAGAGGTCGCAAGCTTCTCGCCCGCCCGGAGCGGTCTCATCTGCCCACGGCCCTGCACTGAGCTGGGCTTATGGTGGATAAATTGATAGATCCCTCAAGAGGTGTCTTGAACTGGAGGAGTCGCGAGTGACTGAAGGGCAGTGGAGCGGTTCGTCAACGCCCTACCTGGGCGCTGATCAGGGAGACGTCTGGGGGAAGGAGGCCGCCGCGAAGGGCAAGCTGGGCACCCAGCGACTCCTCGGCGTGGGGCGTCAGATCCCAAACGGCGACATTGCTCGGCACTTGCAAGTCCAGGCTGGCGGGGAAGTCGTCGAGCGGCAGCGGCTGATCCTGCTGGACGAGGAACCAGTCGAGATCGCGACGTCCTACTGGCCTGTCATCCTCGCGGGCGACACGCCGCTAGCTCGCCCCGCCAAGATCCGGGGCGGCGCGGTCTCGCTCCTGGCATCCCTCGGGTACACGCCAGGCAGCATCGACGAAGAGATCGCAACGAGGCCCCCCACTGGCAGCGAAGCTGAAGCCCTCGGGCTCACCGCAGGGGAATGGGTACTCATCCTCACCCGCATCATCCGTGCCGCTACCGGGGAGCCCTACGAGGTCTCAGTCATGGTCAGCCCCGGCCGCATTGGGCGGCTCCACTACTCGATGAAGGTTGGCTGACATGACGAAAGAACTCGACGAAGAGAGCGTCTGGCCCGTCCAGGACCAGATCGCCTCCTACCTACGCGAGAGAATCCTCGACGGCGACATCGAACCGGACGGCAGAGTGCCATCGAGCCGCCAGCTGTACGAGCTGTTCGGCGCGGCAGCCCAGACCATCAAGAACGCCGTGGCGATCCTGGAGAAGGAAGGGCTCGTCTATACGAAGCGCGGCTCTGGGGTCTACGCCAGGCAGCACCGCCAGCGCACGATGACGCCGGCCGAGTTCAAGAATCCGCCGACGGACGGCGGCAAGTACCAGTGGATCAGCGCCGCCGAACGCAAAGGCATGTCGGCACGGTCAGAGCTCTTGGACGTCGAGGAGGTGGAGCCCCCCGCCCTGGTGCGTAATGCACTAAACCTCGGCGACGGCGAGAAGGCGATCTTGCGGCGCCAAGTCCTTCACCTGACAGAGGGAGGACGCGACGAGCCATGCGAACTGGTTGAGGTCTACATCCCTCTGACGTTGGCCGAGGGGACGCCGATCGCTGAAGCACGCAAGATCAAGGGGGGTACTGGCCGAGTCCTCCTGGAGGCCGGACTCCCGCCTCTTCGGTGCGTTGACAAGGTGGCGGCGCGCTGGCCAACACCTCGTCAGGCGAGGGCGCTTCGGATGCCCACGAAGCTGCCCGTACTGCGTCAGTTCCGGGTGACGTACAGCGTGAACGACCGCCCCATCCAGGCCGAGTTCATGGTCAAGGCAGGCCACCTCTATGAGCTGGAGTACGACTTCTAGACCGGCATCCCGACGGGAGCCCCGGCGTGCATTCGCCGGGGCTCCCGTGCGTCCGAGACAAACGAGAGGATTGCAACTTCTCAACGACCCTCCTACAGTTGCTCTCGTGAGTTGCCCCCGCACACTTAGTTAGGAGCGGCATGCCCACGCCCCCCGAGCCCACCGCGCTCTACCGCCTCTACAACGCCGACGACCGTCTGCTCTACATCGGAATCTCGCGCGAGCCGGAAGCCCGGCTGCGAGACCACAGATGGGCCCCTCATCACGGGAAGTGGGCCAAGCTGATTGAGCGCCGCGAGATCACGTGGCACTCCAGTCGCGCGGCTGCCCTGACGGCGGAGGCCGCCGCCATCCGCGAGGAAAGACCAGCCCACAACGGTTCGCACAACTATCCGCACGCCCCCTTCAACCCCGCACACTGGCCCCGGATCGCAGCGGCGCGCGGCATGTCGGCGCAGCTTGCACTCCTCGTGCTCGCAGAGATCGAATCCGGCAGATGGCAGCCGGGCATGAAACTCCCCTCATGCAGTGAGCTCGGCCGAGCCACCGGCATGAGCAAGTCGGCCGCCACCAGCGCCATCCGAAAGCTCTGCGCAGAGAATCAACTGACGCAGATCCAGGGAGTCGGCGTCTTCGTCTACAGCGAGACCGGAATCGAGCGGGCCAACCAGGCCAGACGACGCCCTGCCACGTAGCTCTCGCAGGACGCACACCATCACCCAGATGCACTTTCCAGCCACATAGCCGAGAGAGTCGGAATAGTACAGCAATGGGAATCGGTGAGCGTTACATCCCACTTGAGCCCGTTAGGAACACCTCCGATTCAACCGAACCCCCTGCGCCGCCTGACCTCGGGCCCGTTTCGCCCGATGCGCGCCGGGCCGGTTTCCAACGCCACCCTCGGCCGCCCCGCCTAGGTTCGTGTCAGCGGCCGGCCGCCTCATACACACCTCCTCCGCACGGGGTTGCGGATGTGTGTGATGGTCGGTCTCGGCTTCGGGGCTTGCCGGGGAGTCGGTCGCCCGCCTGCCGACGACGTCGTTTTCCGGTCGGTTTTGGCGGGGCCGGGAAGCTACATACTGAAATCCAATTAGGCAACGGAGTGGGTTCGAAAGCTGGAGGTCAGGGGCTCGGCGAGGGGGATAATTAACCTCCTGACCTGCGCGTTTCTGTCAAGTGTGACTTGTCAAAGTTGCAGGTTGAGATGGCTGGTCCGGATCTCCACCGTCTTACGGATCTTGTGGCCTGATCTAGCGTTCGTTCTGCATAAGCGTCGTCGATCGACGTGATGTTACGTCGGGGCTCATCACCCCGGTCATGCAAGAGGCCCAGGCGCGTATCAGGCGCCTGGGCCGGGACCAGCCGCATCACCAGCTGGTCTTCAACCATCCCCTGCTAGGAAGAAGGTCTCGTCATGATGGTATCGGACAGCGACACCAAGAAGCTTGCAGCAGATCAGGGCCACCCCGCCTCTCCCCCGGTCCTGTCGGCCCCGGTTCCCCCTCCGCCGCCGGCCCCCACCGCCGCCTCGTCACCGGATCCGCGTCGTTGGTCGTTCGTCGACCGCCGCTCGGGCCGCCGCTTGGAGGTGACGTGTATGCGCGGCTGCGACGCCGACCACAGCCTGGATGCGTCGACTCCGTCGGATCCGTCCGACATCTGGTGCCAGGTCGACTCGACGGTCGTGTGCCTGCCGATCAACTCGAACGGCACGCCGGAGAACATGCGGGTCCTGTCGGCGACTCTGAACATGCTGCCGTTCTCGGACAGCATCGCCTTGCGTGCCCCGCACGTGTCGGTGGAGGTCGTCCAGGACGAGTGGATCGAGGGCCTGGACCCGGACGGTCTGGCCACGGTCATCGGGACCCTGCGGGAGCGGCTGGTGCATCTGGAGGAGATGCATGGCCGCCTGGAGGTTGCGCGGGCGGAGTGGCGGGCCGGCCGCTGACGTAGCGGTTCTTTCACGGCCGGGCAGCACCAGCTGCCCGGCCGTTTCCAGATCGGCGGGCGGGTCCCGCGTTCCCTCAGGAGTGCTGTGTTTGTGCTGCTCGGCGTTGGTCGGCGCGGTGGAGGTTGTGATGAGTAGCGAGCTGCGCCGCCAGTTGCGTGAGGCGTTGGGGCCGGAGATCAAGGGTTTGCAGCGGGCTGTGGCGTTGGAGATCGCGGATGACGCCCGGTACGACGACGAGTGGCGGTTCGACGCGGCTCGGGGTCGGCGCAGCAAGGTGCGCTTGGCGGACTTGGTGCGGTGGACGGGGGCGAAGGATGAGCTGAGCGTCCGGGAGATGCTGCGCCGGCTTGCGGTGGCGGGCTGGGAGTTCCGGTTGCCGATCGGTACGGGCCGGGATGGTCGTCCGTTGTATGCGGTGCCGGGTGTGGCGATGCAGTTCCGGGTGCCGGATTTCGAAGCCCAAACCACCGTTGGGCCTTGTGATCCGGAAGGGCCAACCACGGTTGGGCCTTTGGCCTCTGAAGGCCCAACCGTGGTTGCGGAAGGCCCAACCACAGTGGGCGAAGGGCCAACCGTGGTTGGGCCCCATTCTCCTCCTCTTCTCCTTGCTTCTCCTCAAGACTCTCCCTCCTCCTCCGGCCTGTTGCCGTCTGCGGGTGATGAGTCGGCTGGCCAGGGAGGAGGGGGAGGTGATTCCCTTCATCAAGACCAGGACAGAGGTGCCGCCACCGGTACGCCGGAGCTCCACCCTCAGGCCGAGCCCTTCGTGGCCGCCCTGGACTTCCGGGGCCGTCCGCCGGGGTCGAAGCAACTTGGTCGGCTGGTCGCCCTTGCTGCTGACGCTTTGGACGCCGGCTGGGTGGAGCAGGACTTGAAGACGTACCTGGATCTCGGTGGTGCGGCGGTGAACTCTGCTGCGGCGGTGTACGCGCACCGCCTGGCCGCGGATGAGCTCCCGGACCCGGCGACGTTCCGCGAGGCTGCCAGGCGCCCTCTGGAGGGCACGGACGCGGTCGTGGACGGGTGGATGCAGCTTGCTGGGCGTTCGGGCCCACACAGGCCGTATCAGGACCCGTGGCGGCGCCTGGAGGAGGAGGGCCGGAACGGGTCGAGGCCGCAGGGGTGGGAGCGGGTGCCGCACTGCGGTGACCCGGACTGCGACCAGGTGACCCGCCGGCGGGATGCCCTCGGGCATGACGGGTTGCCGACGACGACGTTGTGCCAGCGGTGTCACCCTGCGATGCGGTTCTGAGGGGAAGGTCTCCGAAGCCGGGACACAGACGTCAAACTCAGGACAACATCGATGCCAGAGTTCGCATCCACGGAGGTCTGCATGGCCAAACAGCTCACGACTCAGAACGCGACGATTACCACCGCCGCGGTCGAGGTGAAGACGCTCACCATCAGCGGCAAGCAAGTTACGCAAGCAGTCTTTAAGCAGATGGAAGTCGAGAACATCATCCAGCCTCTGGATGCCGAGTTGGCAGGCGAACCATGGGGCAGGGTCAACTACCACCCCGACAAGTGCGCAGATGAGCGGGAGCACCTCCATGTCGTATGGAACAAGGAGGGGGAGCTGCGTCGGGCGACCGTGTACGAGCCAACAGTGGCCGGACATAAGCACCTTCAGGCGGGGTTGTACGTCGAAGCTCTGATCGCAGAGGGCCTGGATAGCAGCGATCCGCGGACGAAGGCCAACGCCGACAGGTCAAACCGAGTGCAGGTGACTCGCGGCAGTAAGGACGGGGATCCTGGCGTGGCGCGCTTCACCCATCAGGGCGTTGCCTTCCAAGGTCCAGTCCGCGCGAGCTTTCTCAGCGTCTTCCGGAACGTCTATTTTCGAAAGGACATGGAAGAGGGCCTGTGGCATGAGCTGAAAAACGTTGCCGGACCCGAGGCCACTTCGGCGAGCATCGCTGATCGTCTCCCCGCTCTCAACTACACGACATCATGGCGCCACTTGAAGGAGTTGCCGCAGTTGTTCATCGCAGTCTGACCCGCACCACGGCCGCCCCCGCGGGATTCGGGGGCGGCCTTCTTCAGCTAACCACGGCCGCAAGCGATGACCGCGCAGTCACGCCCCTGCCTGCCCCGGTACGGGTACAACGGTGACGGCTTGCGGCGCTGCTGGCGGTTGCGGCCCGGCGACCATGGCCTGCACGAGGGCGGACAGGATCTCCCCGCGCTGCTCCTGGGTGAGGTCTCCGTCGGCAACCAACCGTTCGGCGGCGAGGTAGCGGGAGAGTTCGAGGGGTTGGTCGAAGTAGGACCGGAGGTGGGTGGCGGCGGCTTCCTGGGAGCGGATGAAGGTTTTGGCGACGTATCCGGCGAGGGCTGCGGACACGGCGCCGAGCCCGCCGGCGACGATCGCGACGGCGGTGGTGCTGGCCCAGAGGGCGATGCAGGCGAAGAGGATCAGGAGCAGGAAGCCGGCGCCCATGGCGATCTGGGCGTTGCGGAACGACGTCTTGGCCTGGCCGGTGGCGATCTGGTGGTATAGGTCGAGGCGGGCGTGGGTGGCTTCCCAGAGTTCGGGGAGGCCGAGGGTGCCTCGGCGTCCGGCTTCACCGGCGGAAGGCGGGTCGGGTTCTTGATCTTCTTCTTCCGGTAGTTGCCACGCTGTTCGGTCGCTGCTGTGTGTGAGGCTGCCGCCGAAGGTGGTGCCTGTTGGCATGGTGTATTCGCGGCGGATAGCTTCGGCTAGTGCGTCTTCGGCCCGTGTGAGGCGTTGCCGGCTCTCGTCTTCTTCGGGGCTGGCGTTATTGGGTGCTGAGCGTCCTACGAGTAGGCCGGTTGCCAGGACGCCGCCGATTATTAGGCTTTGCGTGACGGCGTTGCCGTGCAGGATGGCCTTGGCTACGTCGTCGCCGTATCTGTTGGCGAGCACGATTCCCGCGACGAGGGCGCCTGAGAGCGTGACGGCGACGAGTGCGCGTGGCCAGGTGATTTTGTGTTGGCGCGGGCGTTCGTTGGAGGGTTGGTCGCTGGACGGCATGGATCAAGAGGATGCCGAGCCGATGCCGGGCCGTCCACCGGTTCCGGTGAACCGGGCGTGGTGGGGTGTCCGCGGCCCGAGATGCGGGGTTCGTGGTCTGGGGTGAGCCTGGGTGGAGGCTTCGTTCCTCTACTGCTTGGAGCGTCATGATCGTCAAGATGTTGCATGACAAGGGCCTCAAGGCTGAGCACGCCTACACGGCGGCGTTCGTGTCGATCGGGTTGTCGGTCGCGTCGTGGTGCGGGTCGATGAAGGTTGAACCGGCGGGGGTGGCGCGTGCTGACCGGTGGGGGATTTTCATTGGCGAGTGGGCGCCGACGTTCTTCGGGCTCGGCCTGGCGTTGGCGCACTACGAGCATGACGAGGACACCCTGCACTCGGTGACGCACTGACGGCGCTCCTGCAGCACAGCAGAGCCCCCGCCCGGTTCGCCGGCGGGGGCTTTGTCGTGCCAGCGGCGTCACCTGGCGATGCGGTTCCGAGGGGCCTGGACGAATGGCGTGCGCGAGGACTCCAGCGCGCACACGTATTCGAACATGTGATCGATGCGTCACGGGTTGTCCAGACCTTCACCCTGCCTCTTACCGCTGTCAGTGGTTGTCGCTACGGTGGGCTGACTGGGGGATGTGCCGTCCTGCCCGTAGACCCGCCGAGTCGCACCCGGAGAGGACTCATCTACGGTGAGGATCAGGCACCAGAGGGGACACCATGACAGCGAACGTTCAGGACGTGGCCGCGTACATACTGCGCAAGGACAGTCCGATGTCCGCGATGAAGCTGCAGAAGCTCTGCTACTTCGCCTATGGGTACCACTTGGCGTGGGAGGACCGACAGCTGTTCCCGGAGCGCTTCGAGGCGTGGGCGAACGGCCCGGTGGTGTACGAGCTGTACGCGCAGCACCGCGGCCAGTACCGGCTGGAGAGCGGCGACATCCACGGCGATCCGTCCAAGCTGGATGCCGGCGAAGTTGAGTCGATCGACGCCGTACTGGAGAGTTTCAAGGCGTTCTCGGCCCATGAGCTGTCCGCGATGACGCACCGGCCGGGACCGTGGCTGGATGCTCGTCGGCGGGCCGGCCTGGAGGACGACCTGCAGCGCAGCAACGAGGAGCTGCGGGACGAGGAGATCGCCGACTTCTTCGGCGCGTTGGCGGGCCGCGAAGACTGATGGGCAAAGGGGGGAAGGGGAAGAAGGTCAGCGTCCCGCCCGGTTCCATCGCGGACGAGAAGCGAACAGGCGATCCGAAGTCCCTACTGCCAAGCAGTGGGACTTCGGAGGAGCGGGTGTGCTGGCGGTTCAGTCACCTCGACCTGGGCGGCCCATGGGGGCTCGTGTCGCTTGACCATGAACGGTTGATGGTGCTGCTCACGGACATGGCGAAGTTCGAAAGCCAAACCGTTAACGAGCTCTTTCATCAAGGCGAGTGGCCTGGCAAGTGCCATGACGTTCACACTCTGCCGAATAGGGCCGCACTGGCACGCCTCGACGAGATCGGCCTATCCGACATGACGAAGATTTGGAAGCTCCGCATTGGGGGCCCTGGCCGGCTCTGGGGTTTCCTGGTCGGGAACGTTTTCCATGTCGTTTGGTGGGATCCGCGGCATGAGGTCTGGCCCTCGAAGCGCTGACGGCGCCTGGCGAACCGCCGTGTCGTGCGGGACGGACACCGCGGAGGACGGGCGCAGGGTCTGGGCGGTCCTCGACCTGTAGGTGCGGCGTGTCCTGAACCTCGCCCTGCCCGTTGAACCAGCATGGACTCCCCCACCGGCTCGTACCCGGCAGCACCCCGTCTCTCGCTGGTCACGTTGGAGGAGGCGCGGGAGGCGGTTCGCCTGTTGCAGCACTTCGCCGATGACAGCCCGGAGGGGCAGGCCGCCGACGCCTGGGTGGCTGAGGTGGCGTTGCGGTTGCCAGCCGACGACTGAGCACGCGAAGCGGCCCATACCCGCCCGGGTGGGGGCCGCGGTGTGTCCGGGTTCAGTCGTCCGGTAGCTGCCCTTGGTCTGGCCCGTAGGCGTAACGAACCCCCGGTTGTCCCCACCGGTAGGCGCGGCCGTAGCCGCTCATGCCTTCGAAGGCGATGTCGACGTGGTAGGTGACGTGGCCGTCGTGGTGGGTGTCGCGGGAGGTGACGGTGGCCCGGTGCCATTGGCCTTTGTGGCGGATGTAGAGGCCGGGTTGTCGGAGGCGCGGGTAGATGTGCATTTCGGGTTCTGGCCCGTCGCCTTCGTTCCAGGGTGGTTCCTCTACCGCATCCGGAATCTGTTCGTTCACTTGTTCGATTGTACGGGTAGTGGAACGCCCTCACCAGCCGAAACAGCCAGTGAGGGCACGGTCACGCCTGGCCCCCGTTGAGTCGTTCACGGACCCACTGGGCGTCGGATTCGGCGACGTGCGCGCCTCCGCTGCGCCCGACGTGGACGGTGGTGGGCTGCCCGTCACCGTCCCGCTCCGGGCCGACGTAGGCACCCCAGGGCTGGGAGCCACCGTCGGGCGGGGTGTGCCCGTCGGGGCAGTGCGGGCAGGTGCGGTCCGCGTTGTCCCAGCCGATCGGGGCGGGGTCGTCCCACACGATGGCGGTGTGCCCGCCGTGCCCGTGGATGGCCTCGGCGTCCTTGATGCGGTCCCAGTTGACGGTCGAAGCCCGCTCGCCGCGCCACCGGAGCGTGGCCGTGCCGTCCGGCCACAGAACCCCGTCTGCGACACGGCCGGTCCCGGACGCTCCGGTCACGTCAACGTTGCGCTGGAGATGAAAGCGGCGGGGCTCGCTCATGCGGGGTCTCCCTGCTGCTGGTCGCCGAACGAATCGGTGTCGATGAGGTGCTGGATGCGGGCGGCGAACCGTTCCCCGAACTCGGGGCCGATGCGGTTGGCCAGGGCCATCAGTTCGGTGACGATCGCGGCTGCCCCGTCCTCGTTCATCAGGTACAGGTTCCGCGCCCGGTCGGGACTCTTGTTGATGCGCCCTTCGAGGAGCACCGCAAGGACGGGTCCGCCGCTGCGGGTTTCGACGAGGGTCACGGTGGAGTGGTCGAGAAGGACGGCGTTGCGGTCGTCGAGGATGACGCCATGCCGGTCCTGGGGGCCTCCGGGGCCGACGATGTCGCCACCGGACTTGCGGGGGTCGCCGCTGGTTCGGCGGCCGTTCTTCCTGCTGCTCATCGGTTCTTCTTCCTGGCTGCTCGCCGCGTGGCCCGGTTGGCCCGCGGTTGGGGTTGGCCGTCGGGGACGTGCTGTTCGCCGGTGGGTTGGAGGACGGTTTCCCACCTGGCCCCGGGGCGGCCGGCGTGCTCGCCCCGGGGTGTGGTGGACGGCCGGCTCATGGCCGCCTCGGCTTGACGTTGCCCGCCGCATCGAGGTGCCCGTCGGCGGTCGCGAGAAGCCGCACCGCCCTAGCCAGGACGGTGGCCGGGGACTGGCCGCGGTACAGGCGCAGCAGGCGTGACGTCTCCGGGGTGAGGAGGACGGTGAGCGGGCGGATCATGCGTGTCTCCTTCGGTTGGCGGGGTCAGGCGGTGGCTGCGCGCCCAGTGGCGCGGGCGGCGCGGCATCGGGGGTACGGGCAGCCGGCCACCGGGGGCAGGTGGTGCGCGTTGCAGACGGCGAGTTGGTCGGTGCACTGGGCGGCAACGAGGTGCCCGACGAGTTCGCGGAGCCGGGCGGCTTCCTCGGGGAGGAGTACGCCGCGTTCGGCGCGGTCGAGGAGGTGGTCGAGTTCGTCCGGCTGGCCGGTCACCGGGCCCCCTCGGGCTGGCCGCACGTGTTCTCGTGGCGGCGCAGCTCGGCTTCGCGGGTGCCTGGGGGCTTGCGGTCTCCGCAGCGGCCGCATTCCCAGACGGGGCAGCCGTTGACGTAGATGGACCGGTAGCGGGCGGGGCGTCGCGGCATGGTCGGGGTCATCGGGCCCCCTCGGTGTGGAACGTCCACCAGCCGTCGTAGCCCTCGGGCATTGCCGGGTAGTTGGCGAGCATCGGCTCCAGGAGCGTCAGGTGCAGGGCCTGCTCGAACGGCTTCTGCGACCCCCAGTACCGCTCGCCGTCCCAGCGTCCGTGAGGGTCGCCGCCGTACCGGCTGTCGAGGTCGTTGCCGAGGATCGCCTCGGGGCTGGAAACGTCCGGCTCCTCCCGGAGCCAGTGGGCCCACAAGTTCAGGGATCCGAGGCAGGCGTAGGTGGTGCCGTTCTTGCGCCGGAACCAGACCGCCTGGCAGTTCCCGGACAGCCAGTAGGCGTCGTGCTGGTGGGTGGTTTCGATGGTGACGGTGGACAGGTCGATGGCGAACGGTTTGCGGCTGATGAGGAAGCGGTCGGTGCGGCGCACGGGTGGTCCTTCCGGGTTGGGGTGGCCGCCCCACCCGGGGCGGCCACACAGCAGGGGCGTCAGGCGGCGGGGCGGTTGGCGAGGTCGAGGAGGACGGCGGCGTGGCAGTGGTCCGGCTCGCCGGGCGCGGGGAGCGGGCAGTAGCAGGCGAGGTTCTTGCCGCGCAGCTCGTGCAGCCCGTCCAGCAGCCGCTTGCGGGTGGCGGCGGCCTCGGGGCCCATCCACCACTGGTCGGAGCCGCGCACCCAGGACCGGAACGCCATGTGGCACGCCTCGCGGGCCTGCTCGGGCGTCTCAGCTCCCAGCCACTCGGTGGCCCCGGCGAGGGTGAACGGGTTCCCGAACCGGCTGGGCCTGGTGACGATCACGGTGTTGTCGGGCTTGCGCCATCCCTTGGTGCGGCGGCGCTGGATGCGGGTGGGCGTGGTCATCGTGTGGGCTCCTCGGGCGCTCGGGTGCGGGCGGTGAACGTAAGGGCGGGGCCGCGTGCCGGGGGCGGGTCGTTCCGGTGTTTCCACGCGTCCCAGCCCTGCACCGGGTGGGCGATCAGCCAGCCGATGTTCTCGGCGGACAGGACGGCGTACACGGCCCAGCGGCGGGGCCCGGTGGGGCGTTTCCCGTACCGGTGCCAGTTCGCCCAGTCGGAGACGCGGTGGAGGGGCTTGTAGCGGCCGAGCCCGTATCCGGCGGTGAGCGCGGCCAGCACGGCGGCAAGGGCGGTCACTGGGTCTCCTCGGGCGCGGCAGGGGCAGCGGGCGGGGTGGCTCGGCCGTAGTCCCAGGCGCGGTTCCAGTCGGCGTGTGATCCGGTGTGCCCGGGGTCCAGTTGGCAGGTGGACTCGTCGTACTGGTCGCCGCAGACGGGAGCGTCCGCCTCCCTGGTGGGCGGCTGCACCCCGGCGGCAGCGTCGGCGGCCTCGTGGTCGCACAGTTCGTGGTCGCCCTCGGCGTGGGCCATCAGCCGCTCGTGCGTCGTGCACGGCTCCCCGCCCGGCTCGCACGCTCCGACGCTGCACGGGGTGGCCACGTACTCGGCTTCGTCGACCAGCGCGCGGAGGCGGTCGGCCTGCTCGGTCAGTTCCCGGGCGGCGAACGACTCCTCGCCGTAGTCGGAGCTGGACAGGTCCTTCAGCACTGCGGCCCGACCGTCGAGAGTGGCGGCGACCCAGCGGAGCACGGCGGCCCGGTCGGCAGGCGCGGGCGGGGCGGCGGCAGGGCGCGCGTCCAGGCAGCGCGTGTCAGAGCCGGGGCTGTGGATCCACCCGGGCCCGTCGGGGTGGGTCATCCACTCGATCGGGTCTCCGCAGACGCACCGGCGGTCGCCCTCGGCCGCGCTGGTGCCGAGGAGCTGCCGTCCGCAGCGGGCCCCCTTCAGCCACTCCCGGACGTCCCCGGTCGTGACCGGGCGCTGCTCGCGGTCGGCGATGTCGCAGCACTCCCCGACGAACGCCAACGCGTCCTGCGCCCGGTACAGCTGGGTGGCGAGGTCGTTGGCCTGGTCGCGCGCCTCCTCGGCGGTGAGGAGCGGGCAGGGGCCGCCGTTGCACGCCCCGCTGGTCCCGCACTCGGGGCAGGCCGCGCTGGTGCCGAGGAGCTGCCGGGCCACCGTGGCGGCGACCGCCGCGATGTTGCGCGGGTCGTCGATGGTCACGCTGATCTCGGGGTGCTTGTCGCACTGCTCGTACACGGCGGCGGCCATCGCCTCCATCAGCGAGTCACCGTCGACCCAGACGGCGGCGGGGGCGGGCTCCGGTGTCGGCGCGTGCTCGGCGGCCAGGTGCTCGCGGACGATCCGCGCCCGGCTGTCGGCGTACTTGTCCGGCACCCCGTGGCACGCCCAGTGGCAGCCCGGCTCGGTGCAGCGGATCGGGGTGATCGGGCCGAGCGGACCCTCGGCGGGGCGGTCAGCGGGGGTGGGGGTGGTGTCGGTCATCGGGGGCTCCAGGTGAGTGCGGGTACGGTGGGCGGGCCGGCTGCCCCCGGGTCCAACGGGGGCAGCCGGTCGTGCGTGGGTCATGCGGCGGTGAGGTGAAGCTGCGAGCGGGCCGCAGCGCGGAGGGCGGCGAACCCGGCCTCGGCCTGAAGGGTCACCACGCTGTTCCCAGCCCGCTTGATCTGCTGCGGGCGCGGCATGTCCGCGTGGTCGGTGATCAGGCCGGTGTCGATGCCCATCACCCACTCGGCGAAGCGCGGGCAGATCCGCAGATTGCCCCGGGTGTCGAGGGACGTCGGCGCCGGTGCGGACCGGCCGAGGACGGTTTCCCAGCGGCGGATCGCCGGACCGTAGTCGTGGCCCAACTCCGGTGCCCGCCAGTGCTCGTCAAGGCGGACGGCAACCCCGGGGAGGTAGTAGTTGCCCTGCCCGTCCCGCTGGTTCGGGCCGCCGTTCGGGCCGTCGGAAGCCTTCGGGGTGGGCAGGAGGCGGGCGACCGGGTCGACCGTGGGCGCCGGAGCCGGAACCTCGACCGCGACGCCCACGCCGGGGACGGCGTAGCCGAGCCACCGGGGCCGGCCATGCGGGGCACCAACCGACGACGCGTAGGTGATCGTCCAGTACAGGTCGTAGCCCAGCCGGTTCAGGTGATCGGCCACCACGTCCAAGCCCCGGCGCTTCAACGCCGCCACGTTCTCCAGGAACACCTCGGCCGGGCGGATCACGTCGATCGCCTGGGCCACGTTCCGCCACAGCCCAGAGCGCGGGTCGTCCAGGCCGAGGCGGTGTCCGTTGTTGCTGATCCCCTGGCACGGCCACCCGGCGATCAGGGTGGACAGGTCCGGGTAGGAGGCGGCGACGTCCGCGTAGTTGATCTCGTCGATGGCCCCGAGGTTCATCACCCCCGGCAGCAGGCCGGCCATCACCTGGGCGGCCCACAGGTCCTTCTCCGCGTAGACGGCGGTCGCCGCGCCCGTCAGGTGTTCCACCGCCTTGTCGAGGGCGCCGACACCCGAGCACAGACTGATCGCGGTCGGGGTTGCGGATGGGTTCATCAGAGGCTCCAAAGGGTCGGTTGAACGAATCTGAGCGGGAGGGCGGTCTGCCCGGGGATGGGTTCTGGGGTCGGATCGGCCCGCTGGGCGTCTCCCTGACGTTCTCCGCCCCGCTGGGACTCCCGGACGCCGGAAGCCCGTTCGGCCGCGAGAGACCCCGTTCTGGCCCGCGACGGGGATGCTGCGGCCTCGCGCCCGCGCCCCGATTCAGGACCGGTCCCCCGCGAGTCGGAGTTCAACGTGCGCATCACGCCGCCTCCCCATACGCCCGCAGGTCCCGGTTCGTCGACCACGTCTCCCCGCAGTTAGGGCAGCGGTACAGGTGGCTGACCTGCGTGTTATCCCGATGCTCGGCGATGGGTTGCACGCGTTCCCGAGGGCAGCTCGGGCAGTTGTCGGTCACGTGTGCGCCATGTCGACGAACCGGCTGTAGTGCAGCTGGGCGGCGACTGTGATGACCGCGGTGGGCCCGTTGCGGTGCTTGTCGACGATGAGGTCGACTTCGCCGGCGCGGGCGGAGTCCTTCTCGTAGGCGTCTTCGCGGTGGAGGAGGATCACGACGTCGGCGTCCTGCTCCAGGGATCCGGACTCGCGGAGGTCGGACTTGGTGGGCTTCTTGTCCTGCCGCTGTTCGGGCCCGCGGTTGAGCTGGGCGAGGACGACGACAGGGACTTCGAGGTCTTTGGCCATGAGCTTGATTGCGCGGCTCATGTCGGAGACTTCCTGCTGCCGGTTCTCGGCGCGGCGCCCGTTGCCGGAGCTGACGAGTTGCAGGTAGTCGATGACGATGAGGGCGAGCCCGGACCGTTGCTTGATCTTCCGGGCGCGGGCTTTGATCTGCGTCATCGTCAGCGTCGACGTGGCGTCGATGGTGATGGGGGCGGCGGTGACGTCGGGGAGCCGCTGGGCAAAACGGGCCCAGTCGGAGTCGGTCATGTTCCCGCCGCGGATGTGGTGCAGGGCGATGCGGGCTTCGGCGGACATGATGCGGTGCTGGACTTCCCGCCGGCTCATTTCGAGGCTGAACAGCACGGACGGCTGCTGGTGCTTGATGGAGCAGGAGCGGAGGAAGTCGACGGCGAGCGTGGACTTTCCCATGGCGGGCCGGGCGGCGATGATCACCATCTGGCCGGGGTGCAGCCCCTTGAGGAGTTCGTCGAGGTCGGCAAACCCGGTGGGGACGCCCATCGCGGCCCCGTTCTTCTCCAGCTCGACGAGCTCGTCGACCATCTGGTCGAAGTCGTCGCCGATGGGTGCGGAGTCGGGGTCTTCGCTGGCCTGGATGGCGTTGTTGAGTTCGGTCTGGGCGGCGTCCGCGGTTTCGTCGGGGTCTCCCCCGGCGTACCCGAGCTGGGTGATGCGGGTTCCGGCCTGGGTGATCCGCCGGAGTTTCGCAGCGCCGTGGACGATGTCGGCGTAGTAGCCGGCGTGCGCGGCACTGGGGGTCTGCTGCACCAGGTCGGAGGCCGCGGTGATGCCTCCGACCCGGTCGAGGAGCCCGGCTTCGCGGAGTTCGTTGGTGACGGTGATCGGGTCGACGGGCTCGCCCTTGGCGTACAGGGCGGTGATGGCGCCGTAAACGATGGCGTGGGCGGGCCGGTAGAAGTCGTCGGCTTCGAGGGGCCCGTCGAGGACTTCGCCGATGGCGTGGGGGTGGAGCATCATCCCGCCGAGGACGGACACTTCGGCGTCCAGGTTGGCGGGCGGCATCCGCTCGAAGTCCGCCGCGGGTGCGGTGTCGGCGGGGGTCCAGAGGTCGGTGTCGATGCTCATGCGGCCTGCCCCCTGCGGCGGTCGGGGCCGGTGATGACGACGCGCTGACACATCTCGTTGAGCCGGGACGCGACCCGGTCACCTAGGCGGCCGGCGAGCTCCTTGGGTGCGACGTTCGACGTGAGCAGGGTGGGCAGCTTGTTCTCGTACCGGTGGTTGATGAGCCGGAAGTTGATGTCTTCGGTGAACTCGCTGACCTTCGCAGCGCCAATGTCGTCGAGGAGGAGAACGGTGGCGTTCACGTACTTGGCGAACTCGGCTTCGGTGTCGACGCCGTGCCGGACCCGGAGCTTCGCGTAGAGGTCGGCTGCGGTGGTGACGGTCCACCGGGCAACGACACCGGTGACGGCAAGTTCCCGGATCGCGGCATGCGCCTCGTAGGTCTTCCCGACCCCGGTGGGGCCGAGGAGCAGCAGCGAGGGGCCGCGGACGACGCTGGGGACGGGGGCGTTGCGTTCGGCCTGGACCTTGCGGGCCTGGTCGGCGAGCGCGGTGATCCACTGGCTGATCTCGGGGCGTTCGGACACGGCCCGCTGGTAGATGAACGGGATGTTCTTGGCGGTGGTGTGTGCGGACCAGCGGGCGATGTTCGGCTCGCTGAACGGGTCGCCGTTGTCGGTGGTGAACCAGTCGGCGGTACGGCCCTGGCGGGCGAGCAGCGGCAGCAGGCCGTGCTTGGCGGGGTCGTAGGGCGGGATCAGGTCCATGGGTTAGAGCTCCTCGTAGTAGCTGGAGTGGTCTTCGGGGTTGCGCCAGGGCTGGTAGTCGCCGACGGCTCGGAGGTGGGGGCGGCCGGGCTGGTCGGGTTCGTCGTCGTAGCAGCCCTTGTTGAGCCAGGTGGCCGGGTACTTCGTGTACTTGGGGTCCTCGTTGGCTCGCTCGCGGGCGTAGCCGGCGGCGGCGGTGACGATGTGCTGGGGGTCGGCTCCGCGGCCGAGGGCAGCAACCCAGGCCTTGCGGGCTTCCTCGCGGGCCTTCTTCTTCGGGTAGTTCAGCCAGAAGGCTCCGAAGGCTTTGCTGTGCTCGTCCTGGGCCGGTTTGGCAGCGCGCGGCTTGCTGGCGGGCTTGGCCTCTTCCGGGGCTGCTGCGGCGTCTTGCTGAGCCGGAGGCGAAGAAGAGTCTTTATGTAGTTGGTTGACTGGTGGTTGTTGGTGGTTAGGGCGGCGTTGAGTGCGTGACGGCTGGGCGTTAAGTGCGTGACGGCTGGGCGCAGAGTCTGTGACATCGCCTGTCACGGACTCTGCGTCCGTGACAGTCACAGGCTTTGAGTCCGTGACGGTCACAGACTCTGCGCCTGTGACACCCCTCGATCGGGACCGCCGCTTCCGCTCCGCAGCCGCCGCCCTGTACTCGTTCTCCTCGCGCTCCAGATCCGTCCAGTCCGACGCCGGGCGCACCATCTCCATGGCCAGCTGCCACCGCGTCCGGCTGTCGACCGAACCGTCCCGGCGGATCAGCCCGGCCTTCTCCAGCCGTCGCAGTGCCCGCTGCACCGTCGTCCGGTCGTAGCCGGTCCGGTATTGGATCCGAAGCACCGAGGGGTGGGTGTTGGTGCCCGCCGGGTTGGCGTACTCGGCGAGCACCTGAAGGACGTGCCGGCCCGTGGTGTCGGGCTTGCCCTTCTCGGTGCGCGGCATGGGCGCCTTGTCCATGGCCCAGTCGACTGCCTCGGTGCTCACGGGTTCTTCTTCCTGGCGGTGTGGATAGGTACGGGCGGGGGCGGTGTGGGGCCCGCGGTCGGGTCAGGTGGGGGCGGGGTCCGGGCGGGGCGTCACGCGGCGGCCAGCTGGTGTGCGGGCTGGGTGATGCCGGCGGCGTGGAGTAGGTCGGCGGCGAAGGGGACGGGTACGGCGTTGCCGACTTGGAGGTGCTGGGAGCCGGCGAGGCCGTGGAACTTGAGGTCGGGGCGGAAGCCTTGGAGGGCGGCGCATTCGGCGACGGTCGGGCGGAGGTTCGGCTTCGGCGTCTTGCCGGCGGCGAGTTCCTTGGCGGTGGGTTTGCGGAGCGGGACGTCGCGGTCGCGCCAGAGCGGCTTGCCGTTGTCGTCGACCATGCCCATGGCCTTGGCCATCGCCTGCCGTGTCCCGTTGCCGAAAGGTTCGGCTCCCCCGGTCGCGGTGCCTCCCCCCGTGACGGTTGGCGCGGGCCGCTGGGTGTAGCCCCAGCCGACAACGTCGGCCATAGCGACGAGCGGGGGCTGGCCGAGTCCGCCGTGGGTGCGCGGGGGCAGGGCGACTTCCTGGGTGCGGGAGGCGAGGAGGACGGCGCGGGGCCGGTGCTGCCCGAGTCCGCGGTGGGCGGGGTCGAGGACGCCGGTGGCGGTGCTGTATCCCCAGCGGGTGAGGATTTCGGCGTACTGCTCCCAGACAGGGAGGACGGACGGGACCTGCTCCATGGCGATGGCTTCGGGCTGGAGGTCGTAGTGCCAGCGCATGGGTTCGGCGGTGAGGATGGACCGCCAGTCGAGGCAGGCGGCCCCGATGGCAGCCCGGGTGTCCATACCGCGGGAGAGGTCTTCGATGGCCTGGTGGACGCGGGGCAGGTCGCGGAGGCCGAGTTGTTTGCCGGACCTCCCGAACCCGGGGCAGGGCGGGCTGTCGACCTTGTTGATGCGCCGGCCCTTGAAGGGGTACGTCGGGAAGGTAGTGACGTCCCAGCGGATCGTGTCGTGACCTGCGTTGATGCGGGTGCGGCAGGTGTCGGTGTTGAACTCAAGGCCGATCTCGTCTGCGGGGAGGGCTTCGGACCAGCCGATACCTGCGAAGCCGTGGACGTTCAGGACGTTGGAGGCTGCCGTGAACATTGCTCCGGTCATGCAATTCACCTCGTGGGCAGGGATTTGGGCGCGCGACGGCATTGGCAATTCGTCGCCGAGTTCGACAACTTCATGTACATCATAGCGCTCAACGCGCTGATGTACATGAAGTCCGTGAGGTACAGTACAGACATGACCGCGCCCAAGAAGGAGCACCAGAGCAAGATCGCGGACGCGCGCAACGCGCTCGCCGACGCCATCGAGAAGGCCCGCTACTACGACGAGACGACCGTGCTCACCTCCCGCGGGAAGCGCGTCGCCGTCCTCGTCGGCATGGACTTCTACGAACGCGCCCTGGAAGCCCTCGGTGAGACGCGCGAACTGGTCGAGCCTGAGCCGGAGAAGAAGCGCACCGTGAAGGTCCCGAAGGGCACGCTCGACCGCGCCCGCGGCGCCGACTCGGACTGACATCACTTCCCCTCCTCCCTCCCCCGCCCCGGCGGGGTTGTTGTGCGTGTGGGCGGGCCACGTGTGGTGGCCCGCCCTTGTCATGCGGCCTGCTGGTTCATGCGTCGGCGTTGGTTGCGGGTGGTGCCGCCCCAGATGCCGTGGTCTTCGGGTGCGGTGAGCGCGTGGTCAAGGCAGCGGCGGCGGACCGGGCAGCCCTTACAGACCTTGATGGCGGCCAGGGGTGCCCCGGATTCCGGGAAGAACAGCTCCGGATCGGTGGTCTGGCAGATGCCTTCTTCGTGCCACGACGTGTCGAGGTCGCTCATGCCGCCGCCTTCGTCCGGTCCCGACGTTCCCCGGCGCGGAGCTCGGTGAGGATGCCCTTGACGGTGGACTCGGCGATGCCCAGGCGGTGGGCGATCTCGTCCGGAGACACACCAAACTGGTAGAGGTGTTCGACGTCCGCACGGCGGGCAGCTGCGAGTTCGTTTCGGCGGACGGTGCCGTCGGTTGCCGGTTCGAAGTTGGGGTTGTCGAAGTCGTCGGCATCCCAGTACGCGGACCCGGCCCAGCCCTGTCTCACGGCACGGTTTCGCGCTGTCTTGATCTGCCGGGCGGGAAGGTTGTGGTCCTCCGGCCTTTGCCCTGCGAGTTCCTGGTGGAGGAGGCGGACGGCTTCGGCGGTGAACAGGCGGACGACGTCGTTGCCTTCGCCGCGGGTGAGGTAGCTGACGTAGCCGTCGCCGGTTCCGAGGCGCCGTGTGAGCTCGGTGGCGGGCCATCCGTCGGCGATGAGGGACTGGAGTCGACGGCGGGTACCGAGCCGGGGGACGTGCGCCCCGTTGCGGGTGGGTTCTCCTCTGTTCTCGGGGATGGGGACGTTGAAGATGCGGGTGGCGGTGGAGTGGAGGACTGCGGTGTTGTCGCGGATGATCTGGTAGATGTGTGAGGGGCCGAGCTTCGCCGCTGCCTGGATTTCTCCGTCGGTCATGCCGGCCGCGCGGAGTCGCCAGATCCTGGCGATGACTTTCTCCGGGGGGACGAAGCCGCTGCGGCCGTTGTCGCGGAGGTACTGCCATTTGCGGGCGTCGGCGGTGGCTGCGCTGGTGCAGGCGGGGAGGCGGCATCCGCGGCGGTAGCAGAGGGTGGTGCCGTGTTCGGCGGGCTTGGGCTTGCGGCCGGGCTTGGTGGCGGTCATCGTTCTTCCCCCTCGTTGGCGAGGTCTGGGGTGGTGTCGTACTTGTTGTCGAGGTACTCGTTGACGGTGTTGTCGCCGAGCGCCATGACGGCGTCGGCACTGTCGGCAACACGGCAGAGCCGGAACGCGCGTGCGGTGTACGCGCGTCGGTCGGCCCGGTCCTGGACCGCCTGGTGGTACCGGTCGGCGGCCCACGCGCACACCCGGAACGCGGCGATGGTGGCGGTGAGGGCCAGTACACCGGGGCCGTAGAACAGGGCGGCGTTGATGACCTGGTCGACCGCGGTGTGGACCGCGGCGAGCGCTTGGCCGGCGGCGAGGAGGGTGTCGATGCTCACGTGACCCTCCGCTGCGACCGTTCATTGCGGATCTGGCGGCGGATGCCGCGCTCGAACGCCCACACGTCGCCCTGATTCACGCCTACTCGGGTGAGCTGCCAACAGATTTCTGTCTTGGCTCGGCCTTGGCGTATACGAGCCTCCAGTTGGCGCAGCAGCTGCTGCCGGACGGCGCTCATGCGGCTGCCTCCCGTCGTGCCGCCGCGGTGCCTTTCCAGGTGCGGACTCCGCTGTGGTGGGTGGTGGGCCGGTCGGAGCAGGCCCATCCGGCGGTGCGGATGTAGCCCTCGTCGCGGAGGAGCGTGATCAACCTGCCCCAGTGCGCCTGCGGGTTCGGCGGGTTCGGGAGCTTCTTAGCGTCGGCCACCGAGTAGCAGGTGAAGGTCTTGCCGGTTGCCGCGGCGGCTATGAAGGCGGGCCAGACGATGGCCAGCCACGTCTCGTAGTCGGCGGACTGCTGCTGTGCCGGGTCGGGGAACGTGCCGTCGAGGAGGGGCTGAATCGGTGTCGTCATGCCCTCTTGCTTACGGTCCGGCACGGACAGATTTGGTTTCACGGCACGTTTCACGATCTTGGTCACGGTCTTCCTCCTGCTCAGGCGAGGTGGCCTCGTCCGGCGAACCCGGTCACGCGGCTGTGATCTGCTGGTGGTGGGGCAGCCCCGCATTTCGGGTACGGGGCTGCCCCGAAGTGCGGGTGGGCTAGAACGGGACGTCGGCGGGGTCCGGGCCGAGGGTGAGGTCCGTGATGTGCTGCTTGATGGGGTCGCTGAGGTCGAAGCCCTCCGCCTTCAAGGCGAACGTCAGCTCGCGGGCCTCGCCCTGAAGTGCCCCGCCGGCCGGGCCGAGGAGCATGTGCGCGAGGCGGTCGGCGAGCACGCGACGGACGGGTTCGGGGATGTACTCGGTGATGCTCGGCTTCGGCGCCCACGGGTCCGGGTCTTTGGCGGCCCGGGCGGTGCTGGCTTCGGCGGTGCTGTACCCGTCGTTGATCAGGTGCTGCTCAACGAGGTCGTCGACGTTCGCACCGTTGGCGTCCAGCTCGGTTGCGAGATCCCGGGCCGCCTTGGCGCGGATGTGGATGGTGCTGACGAGCCCGTTGGCGATGTGCCGGGCGACGGCGCCCCGGATAACTTCGAGTTGGGCGGTGGGGTCAGTGGTCATGGTCGTGTTCTCCTTGGGGTGGGCCGCCCCGATTCCCGCGGGGCGGCCCGTTCGTCGAGCGGTTACGGGTTTGCGTTCTCGCCGGCCCACGGGTCGTCGCCTGTGGTGATGGCGGCGGGTGCCGGTTCGTTGAGGTAGTCCGGCGGGACGTCGATGACGTCGGGGTTGGCGTCCGTCCGGACGGTTCCGTCGTTTGCCATGGCGCGGGCGAGTTCGGCGCTCTTCGGCAGGGCCTTGAAGTGGTTCCGCAGGACGGTCTTCTTGGCCATCTCGTCGTAACTGTTCCGCCAGGCCGGGCTGTTCTTCGAGGGCGACTTCTGGCGGCGCTCCTCGATTTCCGTCGGGTACATGACCTTGAACGTCCGGCCGCCGTTGATCAGGCGGGCCACGGAGTAGTAGGCGACGGCCTTGCCGCGGGGGCCTGTCTTGCAGGGGCGGTGGATCAGCTTCTCTTCGAGGCCTTCCTCGTGCTCGAAGTAGTCGTGCTCGCGGACGGTCTCGACCTTGATCGACGACGCCATCGGGTGCTGGTAGAAGAGCGTCACCATGCCCTGGTAGCCGAGCTGGAACGTGGCCTCGCCCTTGTAGGGGACGATGAACGCTTCCTGTGTCGGTGAGCCGGGTTCGAAGCCCAACTGCGAGCAGGTCATGAGTGCGCCGAGGAACGACTCGGTGGTGCAGTTCGCGAGTTCGGGGTTCTTGCGGATCAGCGTGAGAGCGATGCGCGCCATGCGGTCCGCGCTCATGTGCTGGGGCAGGGCGCGGGCGAGTTCGGGCTTCATTCGCTCGATCTGCTGCGCCATGGTCGGCTTCTGGTTTTCGTTCTGCTGGACGGCGCCAACGTTCTCGGCGCGGCGGGCAACGGCGTTGCGGGCTGCGGTGGTCACAGGTTCTCCATCACGATGTTGAGCGTTCGGGTGGGCTTGCCGCGGTAGTCCTCGGCGTTGATGTCCGGGTCGGCTTCGAGCGCGGCCTTCTTCCAGCTGATCTGGCCTTTTCGCTGCCGCCACGTGTAGGCGAGTTCGCCGCGGATGTAGACGTCGGTGCCCTTGCCGGCGATGTCCTTCAGGTGGTTGTCGGCTTCGGTGATGTCCCGGTCGGCCTCTTCGGCACGGGCCTTTGCTGCGGCCCGCTGCTTGAGCCAGTGCTCGACGTCGTCGGCGTCGGCGATGACGTCGGTGTCGGTGGGGTTGGCGTGGAGCCTGTCGAGAAGTTGGCCGGTGGCGGCGGAGGCGTCGATCGGGGGCTGCGTGCGGGATTCGACCCAGCCCCAGAACTCGGAGGCGATGGCGAGGAGGTCGGCGATCATCTGCTCGTCACGCTCGATGCGGTGGACGATCGTGCGCTGCCCTCCGATGAGGCAGGCCGCGTAGCCGAAGGCCCAGCCGGTGACGGCGAGCTGCCACTGCACCTGGACCTGGGTGTCGACGGGGACTTCGTCGAGCCAGTCGTTGAGGGCGTAGCTGGAGCGGGACTTGAGCTCGACGATGCCGGGCTGACCGTCTTCGACGGTGTACCGGTCGAGGTTGACGATGGCGTGGGCAATGTCCGGCCGGCGGAGGGTCCCCGGGTTCTGCAGGGCGGGAAGGCCGGTGATCTTCGTGAACCGACGGGCGGTGATGGGTTCCAGTTCGTGGCCCATCTCGGCGGCCTCGTCGAGCACCAGGTTCTCCCGGCGCGGGACGGGCTGCCCAACCTTCTTGAACCAGATCTCCAGCGGACTGCTGTAGATGTTCAGCCCGCAGATTGCAGGGAGGTCAGATCCACCGAGGCCGGTCCTGCGGATGGCGTGCCAGTCGCTGCGGTCCGCGTCAGCGCCGAGGACGACGATGGCTCCGGATGGAAAGGTGAGTGGCGGGGGCTGCTGAGTGTCGGTGTCCATGACGTGACGTCTTTCGGTTCGGGGTTGCTGCGGGCCGCCTGGGGGTTGGCGGCCCGCAGCGGGCAGACGGAGCCGGGCTCACACGCCTGCCGGATCGGTGGGTCAGGTGGCGTTGGCGAGGGTCGCGATGCGGCTGTGCGCCTCGTTGAAGTCCTCGGTGTCGAGGCCCATCCACGGCACCCGGTGCGACATCGCGAGCAAGATCTCGTAGGCGTTGTAGCCGTCCGCCTTGAACTCGGCGGCCTCCGACTCGATGTCCGCGTCGGTGTACGTGCCGTTCCGGCTCGCGTCCGCCCCGGCGGCCAAGGGCTCGGTGCCGGGCTGGATGCACCACACGTAGCTGAGCTTGATGAACATGTCCGTCGGGTCGACGGCGGCCTTGACGGTGTCGGCGTCCTGCGTCCAGTCGGTGAGGGTGCCGAGGAGTTCTGCGCCCTTGATGGCGTTCTCGTGCTGCATGCTGTCGGCGATGGCGAGGCCGCTGGCCTTGTGGCCGATGCGCCACCGCTGCGGGTTGTGCGGCTGGTGGTCGGGGGCGAGGCGGAAGACGACGAGGCCGGGTGCGACTTCGGTGGCCTGGTCGAGGGTGCTGAGGTCCATGGCGTCCTTCTCTGGGATGCTGGTGGTGGACGCCCCGCGATCTCGACTCGCGGGGTGTTCTGGTGCACCGGGCGGGAGGGTGGTGTGGTCACCGCCCGCCCGGTGGGCTTATGCGGCCGGTGCCGGGATGTGCGTCGGGTCTGCGGCCTGCGGGGAGAACTGCAACGACACGACCGGGCCGGCGGTGAACCGGGCCTGGAGTTCGCGGACGTCGATCGGGGCGGTCGCCTGGTCCTCGAACGCCGTGGTGTCACGCTCGGACGGCGGGACGGTGATCGCGTTGGCGTTTGCGTCCGCCGCCAGGAACGGGGCGAGCTGGGCGCGAAGGGCGGCCACGTCGGCGAGGGCCTGGTCGCGCTCCTCGGTCCGCTCCCGCAGATCAGCGTCGAGGCACACCACCACCTGCTCGGCCTCCGCCTGCTTCGCCCGAACATCGGCCAGCTGGTGCTGGAGGATGGCGATGGTGTCGGCCGCACCGATCAGCTGACCGAACGCGCTGACCGTCTCGGCCTGCTGGTCCTTCAACTGCCGCTTCAGCTCGACCACCTTGTCGGCGGCCCGGTGCTTCGGCTTGCTGCGGGATATGAGGCTGCTAAAGCTCATGGCTTGCCCTTCCGGGTGAGGCTGGGGGCCACCGCCATCAGGCCGAACACGGCGCCGATGACGGTGGCGGTGACGTTCACGGGGCGGTGTCGCGGACGAGCCGGCCGACGCCGTCGAGCGGGTGGGGTGCGAGTTCGGCCCAGATGCTGTTCAGCTCGTGGGCGGTCGGTTCCGGCCCGGGGATGGAGCACCCGGCGGGGAGGGTGACGTACCCGGAGCTGACGCTGTCCGCGTAGTTGCGTTCGGCCTTCAGATCGCGGGGCCGGTCGAGGTGCAGTGACCGGACGAGGGTGTTGGCGACCGGGCCGGTGATGACCGGGGTGTCGCACAGGTAGTGGGAGACGGCCACGGTCTCCGTGCGCGGCGTCATGCCGCCACCGGCCACTGGAAGCGGTCGAGTGCCTCGTCCTCGGCGGCCACGGCGTCCTCGACAGCCACCTGATGCGGGACGTCGGCGGCACGGTCCCGGGTGTCCTCGGCCTCGTCGATGGTCCACAGAACCCGGCGGAGGATCGCCGCGAGACTGGCCTGCGAGGCGATGACCGCGTTGTGGTCGTTCAGGTTCAAGTCGTCCGCGACCCGCAGCTGCTCGTAGGCGTCGGCCACGGCAGCAGCCACAAGCCGGTCGGAGATGGTGGCGGTCATCGGTTCCTCCGGGTGGTGTCACTGATGCGGATCTGCTCGGCCAGCTCGGCCGCCCATTCCGGGTAGTCGGCTTCGGTGGAGCACAGCTCCGGGTGCGGGCACGGCAGGGCGGCGAAGGCGGTGTCGGACAGGTCGCACAGGTGGCGGTACTCGGCGGCCACCCCGGCTGCGATCACCGCCCGCCTCATGGCTGCTGCGGCCTCAACCCGGGCGATCAGGTCGGCGGCAGTCACGACGTCACCCGCTTCACGTCAACGTGGGAGAGGCAGATGCCGCCCGCGTAGCCCTCGACTGACACGACCGGTTCGCCGTGGCCGAGGATCCAGGCCGGGGTGCGGGTGACCGTATCGAGCCGGTTGCAGGGGTCGGGGCTCCCGAAGGTGCGACCTTCCTCGGCGCGCTGCTGGTGGGTGACGGCGACCGGATGCTCCGGCCGAACGCCGGGGTACGCCATGACGGGGGTGCCGACCGGGTAGCGGGCGTTGAACTCGTCGGCCTGCTTCTGACCCTTACGCTTCGCCGCTTCGAGGCGGGACCGGGCGCTCACAGGGCACCTGCCTCACGCTGCGACGGGGCGGAGGCCACCTTCGCCCCGTCGTACAGGTCGATGCCGTGGCGGATCGCGTGGCACGAGTGCAGGAAGCCCGGCGAGTAGTCGCTCAGCCGCCACTCGTGCCAGTCGGCGAAGTAGTACGGGTACTCGCTGTCGCTGCCCTCAGGGCGGAACGAGAAGTCGTGCAGCGCCCGGTGAGCCTCCGACTCGTACTCGACGTTGTACTCGGCGAAGTCGCCGAAGAAGTGGTCGTGGACCGCCTTGCGCAGCTCCCGGTTCGCGACCATCCACGCCGGGCGGACCTGCCGGGACAGCTCGCGGCGGACACCGGGCTGGTCCCGCAGCTCCGTCGCGGTGAAGCCGAGCTCCTTGGCCTGCCGAGTCACCCGGGTGTCGAGGTCGTCCCTCATCCACTGGGCCAGGGTCGAGGCGACCTCACTCTTCAGCAGGTCAGGGTTGAAGCCCTCGACCTCGTCACGCCCGGCGCGGACCTTCTCCGACCAGTAGCTCGGGTTGATCTCGCCACTGAAGGATGTACGCCGGAACAGATCGAACATGTCCGGGGTCGCGTCGATGTCAAAGTGGAACGTCCATCCCGTCTTGACGACGAGGTTGCGCGGCCACGTGATCAGCTCGAACGCACCGAAGCTGCCACGGCCCGGAGCGGCGAACCGCAGGTGCCGGTACAGGCCGTCCTCGTGCAGAACCGTCATGGTGTGGTTCGAAGTCTCGGAAGCGAAGCGGGCTGCCGCAGCAGCCTCAGGGGATGATTGGATGTCGGACACGGGGCCCGCCTTTCGTCATGACAGGTGAGGGTGGGTCTCAGAGGTCGCCTCGGGGCTGGCGTTTCGGGGCGGCCTCACTTGCTGCTGTTAGGCAGCGGACTTCAGCGGCGTCGTCCGCACCGAGGCGGCCGACCTGCGTACCGGCCGGCGCTTACTCCCTCGGTGCGCTGTGCCGCCGAGGCGCTTCGCTCCGTAGATCGCAGCGCGGTCGGCGCGGTCCGTGACGATCCGCCGGCCGAGGCGGGAGTGCAGCTTCGGGTGGTCCCGCAGGAACCGGCGGAGCCAGGACACGGACACCTTCAGGACGTGGGCCGTCTCCTGGACGGTCATGTACTCCTGGTTCGGGTCGGCGGGGGGAATCGGGCGGCCGTACTTCTCGTACTTGTCGCCGGGCATGTCACTCCTTAAGTGGTTGGGTCCCCTGTGGGGCGAGGAGGTCTTCGGTGTGCGCGTCGAGCTGCTTGCAGAGGGCGGCGTATCGACGCGGTCTCATGCGGGTGCGGGTGCCGTTTTCGAGGTGGCTGAGGTAGCGCCGACTTATGCCCACGCGTTCGGCCAGCTCGGTCATTTCGAGGCCCATCTGCATGCGGCGGTGGCGGATTTCCGCCCCGTCCACTTCGAAGGTGGGTTGGGGTTGGCGCATGACATGAAGCTATCCCTAGTTAGCCCTCTTGTCTAGCTCCAGTTGCCCGCCAGTTAGCCCTAGATGACCTTAAGGGGCGCGCCGAGTTCGCGCCCGGCGCATTCGTGCACGTCAGGCGCTTGTCAAAGTTCAAGCCGTACTGGCGACTGGTCCTAGCTGGCCCCGCCCGGCCCTGCCAAGATGGGGGTCATGCCACCCCGCGACCTCACACGCCTAGCGCAAGCAGTCAAGGCCCGACGGCTCCAGCTCGGCCTCGCCAGAACCAAGGCCGCCGCCGAAGCCGGCATCGCCAAAGACACCTGGAAACGCGTTGAAGAGGCCAACCCGGTCCGCGCCCTCAACTACGCGAAAATCGATCACGCCCTCGGGTGGGCGACAGGCAGCTGCGACGCCATCGCCGAGGGCGGGCGCCCCGTGCGTGCCAGCGATTCCGACGCGGCCCCGAACGTTGTCATCGCCGACGGCGTGGACCGGGCACAGGCCGTGCGCCAAGTCGTCGAGAGCGCGTCCATCGGCGTAACGGACCTCGACGCTCCGCAGATCCGGGCCCTGAGCGCCCGGATCGTCGAGGATCTGGAAGCAAAGGGGATCATTTGACGGAAGATTCACCCGTTTGGATTACAACCTTTTGCCCGTAAGTACTTTGTTACGAAACTTATGACCCCAACATCGCTCCGACCTGGTCCCAACTGGCCCTGAACGTGGCAGAGTCAACAGCACACCTTGGGGGGTTCTCCCGTCCCGAAGGGGGGACCATGGTGATGCGCGGTGATCTGGTACTGAGGGACTACGGCCCGGAGTTCTACGCCTGGGTGGGCCGTACATCTGAGAAGATCGTCTGTGTAGCAGCGCCCAGGTTCGAGCGTGATCCGGCAGTCAGGGCCGTCATGCGAGAACTGGTCCGGCGCGAAGGAGGAGACTGCTCCGGATGCGGTAACTGCCCGATGGGCAAACCGGATTGAAGCAGTCAGGCGGGTGGTCCGGCAGCGGGGAAGCTAGCCGGACACCACGCCCACCACAGGAGGCCCCATGCCGCACGTTGAGTGGCGCGGAGAAACGTGCCGAGTCAAGTGGTGGACCGGCGAACACCACGCCAACGGCCGCAAGCGCTACGAGTCCAAAGGTGGCTTCACCGACGAGGACTTGGCACTCCAGCACGGCCAGGACATGGAGTACGAGGTCCGCCACGGCACCCACATCACCAACCGCGACGGGGCCATGCTCCTCGCCGACTGGCTGGACGCCTGGTACGCCTCCCTCGACCTGGCACACCGGTCGCTGGTCACCTATGAGTCCGCGATCCGGGTCCACATCAAACCGTTCTTCAAGAACAGGACCGTCGGCGACCTCGGCATCATGGACCACCGGGCCCTGAAGAAGCACCTCAAAGCCACCCTGCCAAGCGAGAACAGCCGCAAGTCCATCCTCAACGTGTTCAGCATGGCCATGGACGACGCCGTCGCCGCCGAGCTCCGCAAAACCTCCCCCGTCGAACGCCACCGCCGCCGCGGCAAGTACACGAAGAAGAAGCGGGAGCGGAAGAAGGACACCGACCCCATCATCATCGAAGCGCTCGCCCGCAACGCTCACACCGTCATCGGGCCGGCCGGGTACGTGTTCATCTGGACGATGGCCACGACCGGCATGCGGCCGGCGGAACTCTTCGGGCTCACACGGGAGTTCTGCTACCCGACGTGGCCCGGGTCGGATCTGCGGCTGGACCCGGAGGAGTCCGACCGGTACGCGGAGGACATGGAGCGGTACGGCAAGGGCGAAGGGTTGATGCCCGCGATCCGTGTCGAGCGGCAGTGCCAGTATGCGAACCGGGTGCTGCAGTTCTTCCCTCCGAAGTACGAGTCCTACCGGTCGCTGGTGATTCCGCCGTTCCTGGCGGACCTGCTGGAGCGGCTGTTGAAGGAGCACAGCTTCGACACGGTGTTCTGCACGCCGACCGGCGGCAATCTGAGGTCGACGAACTTCAACTACCGGTACTGGCGGCAGATCGCCGACGGTACGAAGGCGGGGGAAGGTGCTCGGCCGACGGGTGACCGGTCGGCGTTGCCTGCCGTGCCGGCGTTCGCGGGTAAGCGGCTTTACCTGGTGCGGCACAGCGCGAAGGCGTGGCTTGACGAGGATGGGCACAGCAGGTTCGCAGTGGAGACGCGGATGGGGCATGAGGTGCCGGGAGTCGAGGGCGTCTACAGCAGCGTCACTGTTCCGATGGAGCAGGCCATCATGAAGTCGCTGCAGGACCGGTGGGAGTCGGTACCGGACCGACTGGGAGACGCGATCTGGGGCTAACTCCCAGTCGTCTCCCACCGCCTACCATCAACAGGGCTCGTGTGCAGGTCAGAGCCATGCGGGGTGGGGATCCATGAACATGAAAGGG